TTTTCTCAACCAAAGAAGAGCTTCTTCCAGAGAGGTAATAGCAAGGGCATTTTCCCTGCATCTATGTTCGGACTGCTGGAAGTGCTCAAGGCGGCAAATAACCATGTTGATTAAATCTTCATTGCATACACCGTTTACTCCGCATTCCTGAATCGGTCCTTCTTGAAAGTGAATATCCGCAAGCGGTTCTCCTGAATCTGCTTTGACAACAGAAAAGCGGTGTGGAGCGTTATAAGAAAACTCCTCCTCCTGCATAACTTTGGTATATTTGCTTGTCAATAAGTCCATTTTTAATTCTTTCATGATGTTTCCTCCTAAATTGTTGTCACAAATCCGGCGATTCCTTTTTTCTTCAGATCGTCAGCGGTTTTCTGTGCGGTTCCTTTGTCTGCGAATTTGCCCACACAGACCCTGTCAGTGCTGTTTTCACTAGTAACAAACGCATAATAGCCCATGCCTGAGAGTTTATTTTGCATTGATGCAGCATTCACTCGGTTTGTAAACGCTCCCACCTGCACGGTGTATGGCAAGGATTCTGGCTTGTCCTGTGGTGTTGTCTGTGGCGGCTGTGCGCCCGTCTGTGGGTTTTCTTTGATTCCCAGATAATCAAGCACGCCAAGAGCATAAACCTTTCCATAGGCTTTCTGCTCGGCTGTGGTGTTATAGTCTGCACTGTCTGCGGCATTGTCCACGAAAAAGCCCTCACAGAGCACCGCTGGACACTGTACCTGTCTGCACCAGCCAAAGTAATCTGTTCCGCTGGAATTAAGTTTAGTTTTAATTCCTCTAGATTTTTGACCGGACGCTTTGACTCTTGCTTCGATACACTGAGCCAGCTTCATGGATTGAGCTTTGTAACCATTGGTCTGGTAATAAACTTCAAAGCCGTCACCACCCATTAAATTCAACACGTGTCGCTAATACGTGCTGGTTCTCTTATGAACTCCTTACGGTTACTCGTAAGATTAGACCATATCTTCATCCTTTTTCAAGGAGCCCCCTGTTTCGAGTACGCTTGTACCCTACTCTTAAACAAGATGGTCGTTGAACCTATCCTATAAATTCCCATTTATATCCAAAAGCCGTTTTCTTGTGTCCGTTGCAACACTTTGATATGCCAGAATAATTTACACCAAGCTCTTTTGCTGCGTCAGAGATGCTATCAAAAATTTTTAATTCTTCTCCGTTTAAATCTTTTTGCTTAACTTTTTTAGAGCAAGGATGCAGTTTGCCACATTTTCCGTGCAACCAACAGGCTTCTCCGCTCAGAGAAACATTTAGCCCGTTTTTAAGTTTGTGAACATGGTTCTCTTGGTTTGTCACCCATTCGAGATTTTCAACTGAATTATCCTCTTTGTTTGCGTTGATGTGATTGATTTGGGGTTTGTTTTCAGGATTGGGAATAAACGCAAGAGCGACTAACCTATGCAAAAACACACTTCTTGACCTTATGTCCACTTTTAAATATCCTTTTCTTGTTTTATAAGGTTTTACAGGCTTTTTGCGGTTTTTGTCAATCACCCAAGAGTGGTTTTTGCGAACCATGTGAGAGAAAACTGTACCGTTATCGCAAACAGTGTATCCCTCAAAATTTTCAAACGTATCGACTTCTGAAATGTACTTTGTTTTCATAATATCACCTCAATGATATTATACCACAAAATGAAAAATAAGTAAATACAGGTTTTGGCTGCTGATTGTCCTTTTCTCAGGATTTCCCAGCAATTAAAGGGGTTCTTTCTACACATTACTGTGCAGTCGGGCAGTGGTGGAGTTTACCCGCATTGTTATGTACTTCAACGGCAATCTCAGGTCGAAAAGCGTTAGCTTCTTTGATTTCTTCCGAAAGAGGGTCGTTTTCTTCACGAGTCCGAGAAATACCGACCGTAATTCCGTGCTTTTCCAATTCTTCTTTCATTCCCAAAGCCATCTGTAAATTTGCTTCTGATTCTTTCACATATTTTACAGCTCCTGGGTCTTTTCCACCATGACCTACTCCGATAAATACACGTTTATTCATCTTTTGATTCCTCCTCGCTGGATAAACCTTTGAGATTGTTTGCTTTTACGTGTTGCTTAATAATTTGATTACATAGCACAGCTAAAGAAGCTAAAACTCCACCTTGACCAATGCTTACTGAAACCAGAATCACCCATTCCATCCAAGTCACAGGACTGTTTTTAGATAATCCTACCAATCCGGAAAGAGCAATTCCTACCACTACAAGAACATCTGGTATCAAAGTATCATCAATCCTGACAGACTTTTTGATGCAACGTCCAAGGATGTACAAAAAAGGAACAAACCAAACCAGTTCTGGTTGAAGATATTCCTTTACCAGTAAATAAATTTCGTTCAAACAATTCACCTCATTCGTTAACAACCATTGGATTCTTAGCATTTGTTTCCTTTTTGGTTATATCATTCTACCTTTTCAAGCATTGCCGGAACATCTTTTGTCTCATAAAGAAGCTCTGTCGGCATTTCGTAAGTCCCAACCTTTGAACGATAAACATTGCCGTCATTGCCACGGACTAACATTCCGGCATATATCCCCATATTGTAAACATACGGATATATCCCGTTTTCGTCTGGCTTTGGTCTTGCTCCATACAAGGCTTCTGTACCTGTACTGAATGGTGGATAAATGTCAAGAGAGGTCAACGTAGGCTGCTTAACATATCCCATATTTCCCTCGTAGGAGAACAGGTCGTTGAGCTTGTATTCTGTGTCAGGTTTCCATTCCTCTACACCACTTGCGAACACACCGCTGTCTGCCATAGGAGGATTGCTGGTTGCCGAACAATACGCCTTGACCTGCATAATGCCAGCGTTTGCCATGGTGAGGTTTTCTTTTGTCAGGTTATCTGCCTTTACTTCACCTCTCTCGGTTGCAAAAGCAAGTTCAGTAGCCACCCTTTCAGGAACCTCATAATCAATCGGCAAAAGCATACGATATTCCTCGTAACGATACATCTGCGTTTCTTCATCGTAAGCTACATTGACGGGGAGACACAGTGTGTCTAAGTCTTGATGGATTTTAGGCTCAACATTGGATGTGCAAGTAGATTTATACCATTTTTGTCCTGCAATCATTATTCGTTCACCCCCGTAATGGTGTAGCATCCGTCGCTGTCAAGTTGCAGAGAGACGTAGGTTGTGGATTTTGGAATACAAAGCGGGCGAACCCCATACGCGTGAAGCACGTTGCCGCCGTAGTTGTTGAGAGCACCATCAGCCGCGACCCGATAAGCGTTGTAGGAGTCCGAGCGGTAATGCGTTCTAGTCCAGTAGATTCCACCCGTGCTTCTATCTCCAATGCTGTTAAAAATGTCAAGCCGTCCACCGCCGGTTCCGCTTTGCAAGCCTAACTCTGTGGTAGAAATGAGCGCTACCCTTGCAGCGAAAGTCTCTGTACCGCCGCCATCTATGCTAGAGCGTGAAACCGTCAATGTTGCCCAGTCAAGCGCGGCAATATGGTTCTCGCTCCATCCGCTAAGGAAGCCCGCCTGGCTGGAATAATCCGGTGCGGCATCGGTGCTGTGTTGCGCGGTATACCAGCCTGTAGCCTTTGTTGCGTTCAGCCATTGATGAATGTTGGAGTAAATGTATCGGTTGTTGCCGTAATTGCGTCTATCTATGTCGGAGTTGGACGGTTCTTTGTTATCATACATCTTGTTGCCGAGCAAGGAAACGCTCGTCGGTTCCAGTACAAGCCTGATGGACTGGTCACTGGTATCTCTTGCAACTTTCCACTGTAATGGAGTATCTTCCCATGTTCCTAATTTAACCTTTGAGCCAGAAGGGAGTTCAGTAATTCTTTGCCCAGAATAAATTTTAGCAATTGCGCCCTCCAGCATCGTCTGATACTGTTTCTTGCTGTTGTAGAAGTTTTTTGTTTGCTCCCACGAAACAGATTTTTCAACAATAAATTCAGATGAAGCAAAGGTTGATACAGTAGAGGCATCATCATACATATCATAACTACCATCTTCATTTGGTGTTGATTTAATTTTAAAAGATTTCTTTATACAGACTGCTGGTCTATAACCAAGATTTGTTGTCGCTGGTGTGGGTCCAGCGTTTCCCATTAGACCAACAAACCAAATGTTTCCGTTGGATGACTGATAAGTTCTTGTGTAATAGTCAGCAGAACTTCCTTGATATAACGAAATCCTTGCTTTATTATCCTTAAAATACGGTAAGGAATTTCCTTCGGAAATTCCGCTAGCGCTCCAATTATACTCTACAATGCTTAACACAAAGCATTTTCTGCTAATATAAGCTCCTTGAACTTGTATATTAACAGACATTAATTGTTCTTGTACATAAGTATCAAGAACAGTAGTTAGGAAAGTTCCTTCACACCAAGCATCTACAATAGAACCATTGTATTGATGACTAGAAGAATGAAATTGTCCTTTTTGGTATATATCTTTTCTAAGAAGTAATCCAGCCCCACTGCCTTCATAATCATTGCTCAAATAAATATATGGGTGTAATTGTCCATCTGATTCTTTAATATTAATGATTGTTTCAATTTCTGCATCGGAAGCAGGAACATCATTTAATGTTATATAAGGTTCTCCATCGGGTCTTACAATTTCTTCTCTTGTCAACTGGATTTTTGTGCCATCATTTACATTCTTTGGGATATGATCGCCATAAACCCAAACAGCACCAGCAAGTTCTTTTGCTCTGGATTCTTCCATCTTGTCGGCTTGGATGGTGACGTAAAAAGCGTCATAGTCAATAGTATAACAGCCATCATCGTCAGTTGTGGCAGATACTACAGCTTCGGGGTTTGGAGCGCAGACTGGCCAGATACCAATAGCATTTGACAGTCCAGATTTAGAAACTGCCCCTTCCATCGTACTGCTGCCCATTCCTGATATGCCTGAGTATCCATCGGCTCCTATACTGTAATCCCTTAAAATCACAGGGGTGTCGCCAAATCCAACACAAAATCTTTCTCCGTTCCATGCTGCATATGCTTCATCTTCCGAACAAATCATTAGTTTGCAATTTAATTGATATGGTTCTGGGAAACCACCCTGTAAAAAATCATCGCAACCCCATTCAATGCTCTGCAAAAGCCCTCTGTCCGTTTCGCTCCATCCATGCAGGAATCCGTCTTTGCTGGAATAGGTCGGCTCCGTTTCTGCTGGGTCATCACTATATTTAACGCGGTTTGCCCACCAAGAACCTCCCTCTTCTGTTGCATTGAGCCATCCAGTAATAGCCCAGTTTCCGCAAATTGAATTTGCCGGAGAAACAATCATATCTCCAATGACAGTCTTTCCAGTGTCATAATCAAGGTCTAGCACAGCCTTTGTAACACCTTCGTCTTGTGCGATTCTCCACACAAGTGTTTGGTCGTTGTGGCTTCCGAATTTAACCTTTGTTCCATTCGGCAGGTCTTTTAACTTCGTCCCACCGCCCTTAATAGCCTTAAAATTATCCAACAGCGGAGGCAAATCTTTATTTGCACCTCCGCTTCCACCCATCATCAAGGGCGTTCCGTATATCTTTGCCATATTTGCCTCCTTATTCTGTCACAATCGGCACAATTTCAACCTGCACCGGAATCTCTACGGTCGGTTTCTCTCCATAAACATACACAGTAGCTGTTCCTGCATCGTTTTCTGCAAGCAATCCATAAACACCAGCGTCAGCTAATGTTTTTAGCATAGATGTATCAGTAAAACTAATATTAAGCTTCATGCTGTCTTTGATATTTTCGTTTGTAATTGTTTGTTTATGTATTCCTTCACTAACATTTTGCCATGCTGCGGTTGTTAAAGTAAAAGCAATTATGTTATTTGGTAACTCTGCTTTGTCAGCTTTTTCAGATTGAAGATTAGAAATAGAGGAATCTTGATCTTCATTCTTTTTCTCGATTGCTTTGATTTTTTCTTCTTGGTTTGTATTGGTTTGTTTAATGTCGTTGATTTGACCTTGCAACTTTCCGAAAGCTGCAATAACGGTATCGGTAGCTTCGATTACTGTTTTGGTCGAAAAATCAACGCCTGTTAATGCGGTATTTCTTACTTTATAAAGGAGATCAATCCACTGCTTTCTGCCACCATAATAGTAGTCGTCATCTCCAACAGAATCTCCTCTTTTGTTAATTAAGGGTTCTTTTTGAGAAAGAAAGTTGTCAATCTCTGACTTGTTATAATAGTTGGAGAAGTCTGTTGCTTTGTGAGAATCTTTCCACTGTTGTGTGTCTGCATCCCACAGCCACATTGTATCGGTAGAGCCTACGATTGCGAAATCTCCTGATACACCAGTTGAATGCGCTTCTTTTAAAGCTGTGTCTGTTTCATAAAAACCTTTGTCATGAGCGGCTTTAGTTTTAAGTTCTGAAATATCGTTGAGAATATCATACAAAGTCTTGCTTTCCTCTATTACGATAGTTGCATCAACAGTAACAACATCGTCTTCCAGTAAAGAATACATTTCTTCAAAGAAAAGCCCGCCGCCGATAGGGTCTATCGTAAAGTGGTCGCTAGAAGGGCTTATGATAGAACCGTTTTTTCTAATAACTGGAGGTGGAGTAGAAAGCCAAAGCCTATTATCGTTTGGAGCTTGGTAAAGAACGCCCATTACAGTTCTTCCTTCTCCGTTAATCCAAGGCAGTTTTTCCAAAGTAACGCCTTTGATTTGTTTGGTGTTAAGATTTAAAACACCAGATAACTTAGAAAGAGCTTCGGAAAAGCCCGCCATAAGCGGGCTTAATACTTCCGATTCTCTAGGGTCATAAGTTGGTGTCTTCGCCATTCTATATTCCCCTTTCGATTAAATTAGGAGTTAGATGTTACCGAAATTGTAATCTGCAAGCTCCAAATACCTGTAACCTTTGTTCCAAGAGATTGAACTTTTCTGTTAAGTGCAACGCCACCTACACCGTCACCGTTTACGATGGAAAATTCGTTCCAAGCAAAGTTTGCTTCGGATGTGTCAAATGTTGCTTTGTAAACGATGGTTCTTCCAGAAACCTGTGGATAACCAGATTCAACTTTTTTGTAGAAAGCGGAAGAGTCTTGCAGTTTGGTATGGCTTGCGCTTTCTGGTGTGCTGTCTTTTCCAACACCAATCATCGCATTTTTATTGCTGAACGGTACAGCTTCGTCAATACCTCCGATGATTTTGAGCATATAGTTTGCACCATTGTCCAGAATTACGTTCTGAGCCGCTACACGAGTCTCGTATGGGGTTCCATTCTCGTAAGCTACTTTATCTTTGAATTTTTCAACAGTCCAGTTGATGCACCATTTGCCGCTTTCAGAAACTCCCAAGATTTTACAAAGAGAAGAATAAATCTTCTCTAAAACGCCTTTATCTTCTTCGGTAACTTCTTCTGGGTGTTCATTCAAATAGCGAATTCTTTCGATTGCTGCTTGATTGATAATGTCTTTAAACACGCTCATTATAAGATTCCTCCATTTGTATAAAAAGTGTTTTTTATTACTTAATGTATAATATGATTTTACACCATTTATCTCATACAGTCAATAATTATTTGGCTCTAAAAGCATCTGTAATATCTCCAACAACTTTTCTGCTAAGTCTGTTTGCATCAGCCCAGTTGTTGATAGTATTGTTGTTTGTAATGGACAGGTTTTGTGCTCCCCATCCACCTGGAGAAGCACCATGACCGCTTTCTGGGAAGTATTGGTCAAATCCTGCTCCACCATTATGATAAGGAAGTTGTTCTGCTACGTTTTGTATCTCCATAGAATAACCGTCAAGAGCACTTCCAATAGAAGATAAAGCTTCTGACAAAGGATTGATAAGTTCATTCTGATATACAGCATACATATTCTGTGCAGAAACCGAAGCTGCTTCTACCATCATATCGTTTGCTTGAACAAATCCATCGTACATACCATTAGCCATAGGTTCAATGAATTGAGTGAGGTACTGATTGTACAACTCTTCATTTGTCATAGCTTGGTATGCTAACATATTGATTTGAGATTCAGAGAACTTTTCATTCAACATAGCAATCTTTTCGTCAATTGCCTCAAGTTCCTTTTCTTTTTGCTCTTCGACTTTTTCAATGCTGTCTTCGATGCTTTCAATTGAAGATTCTCGCCATTCCTCAAGAGCATCCATCTGTTCTTCAATAGCTTCCAGTTGAGCTTCTTTAGCTGCTTCGATAGCTTCTCTCTGGTCTTCAAGGTCGTAATCCTCAAGTTTCTGCTGGTATTCTTTGTCAAGTTCTTCGAGCTTTTCTTTGGCTTCCTGTTCAGCTCGTCTTGCATCGACACCACTTCTTCTTTGAGCAGAAGCAAGATCATCGAGTATATCAGAACGATTCTTTAAATATTCTTCTCTTTCCCTTGCCCTGTCTCTTTCTTTTTCTACCTTATCAAGAGCATCAAGCTCGGCATCGTATCTATCCTCGATAGCTTCTTTTTCAGCTTCGAGCTGCTCTTTCCGGCTGTTATAACTATCTTCGATAGCTTCTTTTCTGTCATTGAGCTTATCAATTTCAGCGTCAGCAGCTTCTTCGATAAGGTCTTTCTGCTTATTCAAAGCATCAATCTGATATTCAAGAGCTTCTTGAATTTGTTTCTTGATAGCATCGAACAGCTTTTCTTCGGCTTTCAGACGTTCACTTGCAGAAACTTTGGAAGATTTTGTCATCTGGCGATAGAAGTCAACTACCTCTTGCGTTGTTTTCTGACCCATACGATTAAGTCTTTCAAACGCTTCTGTTTCTGTTTCGTAGAACGACTTTGTAGCAGCAGTTCTAGCAGAAGATGTGCTTGCTGTATACTTTGGAATTGTGTTAAACGTTGTTTTCAATGAATTTTGCACGCTTCCAATTGCAGTAGAGATTGTGTTCGCATAATCAAGCAAAGCATTTTTAGCTTCGTCAGTCCAACCTTTTTGAGTGATAAGTGCCGCCACCATCTTGGAAGATTCTTGAGCAAATTGGTTTTCAGCAGCAGAAGCAGCATCGAGATTTCCAGTTAAAAATGCAATTGCTTCTGATTCACTTTGAAATGTAGAAACAATGTCAATAACTTGACGCATCGCAGCAGTTTGCATCTCATACAATTCTGCTGCCGCAAGCTGTTCAAACATCTGGCTGTTTATCGACAATTGACCGCTTTCATTCTTTAAGGTTGCAAGATATTGTGGATGTAAAGATAAAAGTGATTGCAATGTGTCGATTGAAAGCTCTCCTGTTGCATTATATTCGCTCACAGCATTTGCAAGTGTATCATAAGCGCCTTGGATTTCATCGAGACTTTGGCTTGCTTCTTCAAGGTCTTGAGCGGCAGCAGCAGCTCTATTCATTGCTTCTTGGATTTCGTCAACTTCACCAGTAGCGTCATTGATAATAGCAGAAAATTGTGGGAAGGTTTCTTTTGCCATTTCTTCTGCAACATCTCTAAATCCTTCTCCCAATCCGGTAGCTTGCATAACAGCGTCTATAAATTTGGGAAATTCAGAAGCTGTTTCTGGGACTTGATCTCTTAAATCAAAAAGTGCATCAGATATTATTGCTTGAGCCGTTTCCATAGCACCAAGGTCTTCAACAAGTTTATTTATTTCATTTGAAAGATTTTGATAACCCTCGCTTGCAATTGCCGCCTCTTGCTCTTGTGTGCTAAGGCGATCTATTCTTTCATCCTCTTCTTTTTTGAGCAACAACAACTTGTTGTAATAATCCAAAACAGCGTCGGAAGATGTGGAATACTCTTCTGTCATAAGAGTAATAAACCCAGTTGCCCTTTGGAATCCGCTCATTGTATATTTACCTAAATCTTTTCCGAACAATTCGTTTACGTTTTTACCCATTTCCGTCAACTGATTGTTGGCATCAATAAGGTCTTCCATTGGAATATTAAACCCAAGTTCATTCCCAAATCCAAGTTTACCTTTAGTTGCTTCTTCCAACTGCTTTTGAGACGTTTGCTTTGCTTGCTCAAGGTTTCTTGCTTGTTTTGCTTCCTCTAATTCTATTTGCTCTTTAAGAACTTTGTTGTATTCTTCTTCTCCAACAATTAAACCTTTTAGTGCAGAGCTTCTATCTCCAAGAGAGTTGCTAATTTTTTCCGAAACCTCCAAAAGTTCAGCATCTTGTTCTTGGGTTCTGCTTTGTACTTCTGCTAAAGCCAGATATCTTGTCTCAAGCTCTTTTAAGGATTTAAACTGTTCCTTTTCAGTCTCTATTTGCTTCAGTATTTTCTTTCGTTGTTCCTCCGCTTCTGCTCTTGCTTTTTGAATTGCTGCCGAAAAAGCGGTAAGTGCAGTTACCCCAACACCAACCCAGGTCGCAATCGGTACTTTAGAAAGTGCGTTTCCGGCAACCTCTAATTTACCCATAGCACCTTTTGCATTTGAAAGTTCTTTGGTAAAGTCTTGGAAATAATACACAACAAGTCCTACTGTGTCAATAAGGTCTGTTCCCCATTTTGTTATTTGAGCGCCTTTAATTTGAATGATAACGCCTAGCAAAAGTTTTAAAGCTGTTTCAGCTCCTCCTACGCTTTGTAGAAACTGGTTAATATTTGTTGCAAGGGTAAGAACGTCTTTAGCCAAATCCATCAATCCGGCTTCTCCAGCTTGATATGCAAGCTCTTGCAGAGATACTTTGAATTGTTCATATTTAGCTGTAAGGGTTTCCATGTATTTTGCGTTTTCTTGCATGGAGTGACCTTCTGCGTTTTGAAGATCATTTGCAACTTCTTGAACCTTATTAAAATTCTCTAGCAGAGCGATAAAGTAGTTACGTCTGTATGTCTTAGCGAGCTCGTAGATTTCTTGCTTTTCAAGGTCAGAAATATTTTGCTGAGTAGCTTGGCTTTCCAGCTCTTGAATTTGTGCAAGCTCTTCGGTAAGCCCTGCATAGTTTGCAATTTCTTCCGACATAAGACCAGCAGCTTCGGCTTGGCTCATAAGAGAATCAACCATTTCAGAACCGCCACTCTTTACCTTTTCAGAAAGCTCTTCCCAAATATCAAGAACACCTTTTAACGATGTTTTGGCAGCATCCGCATATACGTTAATTCCCATTCCTTCAAGAGTTCCGTCTGTTTGTGCTTTTTGAGTAAAAGTAATCAAGCTGTTCAGAGCAACGCCGACTTCCTTACCAGTTCTACCGGAAGCTTCTCTCATTGCAACCAGCAATCCGATTGTTTCATCGAACGCAATGTTAGCATTTTTAGCAGTAGAGGATGAACGAAGCAATCCATCTACAAGGTCTTGAGAGGTTACGGCGTAGTTATCAGCGGCATAGTTAATCTTATCGATAAGAAGTGGGAAGTCCTCGTTCTCAAGTTTCCACTGTTGCATAATACCAATCAAGCTGTTGGTAGAGTTCTCTACGTCCAACTCAGCAGTATTAAGAGCAAGCAATGTGCTTTCAGCCAGCTTTAAGCTATCACTTGCGTCTTCGCCAGCCTGGGCAAATCTAAGAACAACCTCACTTGCATCTTCAAAGCTTCTACCATAAGATGTAGAAAGATCGAACATGCTTTGAGAAAATTGTTGCATATCAAGGTTTGCGTCAGAGAATACCCTTGTAATATTTACAATCTGGTCTTCAATGCTTTTAAGAGTTCTGAACGTTTCCTCGAAAGCCTCTTCTGCAAGCATTGTGCCTTTTTGGATTGCAGTAAACTTGAGCATATCAACGCTTGACAAAAAGCTTTCTTTACCATGACTCTCAGTATATTTATATTGTCTTTCAAGTTCTCTTGACTGCTTGATAATCTCCTCAGTTTGCTTCTTTTCAGATTCAGTGAACTCTTTGTTCTCTGCTACTTGCTTTCTGATAATTTCAAGCTGTTCTCGTAAAGCTTTGGATTGTTTTGTGATTTCAGAAGTATCACCAGACTTATAAGCATATTTTGAAGAAAGGTCTTTTTGACGTTCAATCTGCTTATCAAGATAGTCGAGGTTCTTTTTGAGCTGTTTTTCTTCCTCTTCTTTTAATTTTCTTTGCTTTTCAAGGTTTTCTGTAATAACGCTTCCAACTTTAGTCCATTCGTTACGATATTCAACAACTTCTCCAGTTGCATTTTTGATTTCTTTCTTTTGTAACTCAAATGTTTCTAAAAGCTGTCTACCAAAATCATCCATAGAAGTTACAGATGCTCTAAGAACTTCACTATTGGAATCAGTATCAATTTTGATTTTAGAAATTCTTCCATAAACAGAAATTAAATCAAGTAACCGATTTTTAGCATCGTCAATATCCTCTTTCGAGAAAATTTGAGAAACAATAGACTGATCTCCTGTTATATCGGAAAAAGATTCATTGATTTGTCGCTTTATTTTTTCAGCGGTATCTTTCAAATTTGTAACAGCCGAAGAAGCTGAACCATCCTTACCAGAAAGAATGTTAAGGTCGATTTTCTGATTTCTAAAATTCTCCCCGATCTCTTTTGCGTATTTTTCGGTTAACTTTGAAAGCTCTTCCATTTGGTTCGGAATTTTGCTAATATCAAAGTCAAGTTCCGTTAAGTGGGTTGCTTGGCTAACGTTCCCTTCTGCCATGTTTTCCCTCCATTCTAATAAAAAAGAGGATAACTGTTATCAGCTATCCTCAAAGGTCGCCATGCCTCCAAAGAAATCCAAAATATCTTGCTTGGAATCAGCACGATATGTTTTTTTATCAGAGGATGTTTTATCAGTATTTCTATTTTTTCTAGCACGTCTGGAAGCTTCTGGAACAGGATAATCTTCTTCCTCTTGTTTCTTCTCTTCCTCACGTTCTTCCTTCGTCTTGTAGGGTACACCAAGCTTCTCACAAAGCCTTTTACCCATAGTAGACATGATAGCAAATATAAACGGGATTGAAGAATTTCCAATTTCTTCTTTTGTCATGCCCGCATGAACCATAAGAATTGAGAAAATCTCTCCCCAATTTACTGGCTTTTTAGCTGATTCTGAATCGCTATCATCCTTCTTGTCAGCCACTAAAAACCCGACATCTCAAACAGATAAATAAGCATTTTTGCAATTTCACCTTTTGTGAGCATATACTTGGTTTCAAGCTCATGGAATTTTATAGGTTTTCCATCAATGAAAATCTTCTTTTCCATCCAGTAAATCATGTTTTTAGCTCTTGGGTAATCGTCATAATTCAAACAAGATTCTTCACTCTTGTTGAATTTAGACTTAATCTTGTCCCAAAAACTTTCTTTTTGCTTGACCGATTCATCAGAAGGTTGTTCCTCATTGGAAGAATTTTCTTTCATGAACAGCAAAGAAAGTTTAATTCCAAGTTCTCTATCTGAGTATTCTTCCCCAAATTCATTGATTTTAGCAGGAACATAAATCCCACTGTTTCTGAAATCCATTGACTCAAACAAGGTTACTGGCTTTACTGTAAACGTATATCCATTTGCGGTAAAACTTCCTCTCTCAAGCATATCTTCTTGAGAGTAAACCTTTTCTTCCTCAGATTCTTCCTCTTCGATTTCTTCATCTTTATCAAGCAACGATTCGTTTAAAAGCTTATCTTTTGTAACACTAATTCCCATAAAACCACCTTATTTAAGAAGATTATGCTTCTACAACTGGTTCAAATTTAACCTTTACAGGGCTGTTTCCAGAACGTGGTTTCAGTACGTTTGTAGTTACTGTCCATCCCTGAGTCGGGTCGTTAGACTGAGTAGGTGGAGTAACAGCACCAGATACGGTACATCTGTCTACAACGATGTTCAGTCTTTGTTCGGTGGACTGGTCTTTGTCCTTGGTATTGCCAATAACAATCGCCATAAAGGTAGTGATTTTCGGGTTCTCTTGGTAGTTTACTGCAACCACATTTGTACCTTTGTATGCGTACTGAATCATAATCTGCTTTTCTTTATCTTCTTCCGCAAAGGTAATGGTTTTTGTAGAAGAATCGTAGTGGAACTGACCTGTGGTAAGAGAAGAACTCTCTGCCTGAGAAGCAAACGCATTACCAAAAATATCTTTGATAACCATTTTGTCTGCGGAAATTGGAGCACCAGTTTCCTCAAACTTATGGGTCTTGTTAGCCGGAACAGTCATTGGAAGAATAGTCCACATTTCATCGTCAGATGCGTTACCATTAAAGTAGTCTGCACCAGCAATCAGAGCTTCAAGTTCTGGGTCGTAGGTGGACAGTACATAGGTAACAGTACCAGCCTGCGTCTGAACATAGGTTGCTGCTGGATATGGAGAGTTACCATCTGGAAGGTCTACGGTGTTCAGAGAGTTTTCTCTCGAAATAGAAACTACAACGCCGTTTGCAGATACATAGGCTCTCGACATATCAGGCATACCGTTTGCCCCATAAGGGATAAACATAAAGTGACCTGCTTGTGGGAAAATAAGGTCTTTTCTCATTGTACTAGCTGCCATATTTTTTTACCTCAACTTTCTATATCGTTTTTATTTTGTTGAAAACTGTTGCGTTTACAGAAAAACGAATCGCGATTCCATAATGTGAAGGTGGAACTGCAAGTATCATACCAGGATGAACGAGTTCCAAAACATGAAAGTTTTTCAATTCTTTTCCTTGCAGTAAAGCAATCGCTTGATCTTTTGCTTCATTTGCAAGGTTGTAATCGTCAGAAACAACAAAAAAGTCAATTTGATATATCATTTTTTTAGTTATTCTGCTTCTGGTGTTTTCTGACGTTGAATTGTATATGTGAATTTCTTTGTTGGTGGATGTAATATTGTCAGCAGAATTTTTAAACCTCTTCATGTCTTGTGGATTAAACCCAAGAGTTTTCGTGATATACAGGTCATTTGCAAGAATTTCCCATATACCAAGAGTATCATTGTTACTTGAAATAGCCACTAATATCACCTACCTGTATACGAAATATTTTTTTGAGTTTGATAAGAACTCTTCTATTGCAAGGCTGATTCTTCTTTCAACCATACCATTTTCTTCAAGAAACCATTTTTCAGCATTTTGTATCGAATAAGATGGTTTTCTTGGTCTGACTTTGTTCTCAATTGGAATCCCAGCAAGATTTCCTTCGGAATATCTTTTATTTCCAAAAATGTCTGTGTATTCACCTTTAGGTCTTCCCACAATAGTTATCCCTGTTCTCAACGGGTTCCACAGATCGCTTCCCATATAGTCCATAAGGTAATCGTTCCCCATATCCATGCTACTACCTTTACCAAAGCTCTCCAGAAGTGCTTTAGCTCTAAACGCTACATGAGAGCGAATCATCTTGCTAACATCGTCATAATTAGCTCTGTTAACGTCTATGGACGCTTTCGCTTCTCTTGACAGATATTTTTGAGACTCAGAATAAAATTCCTCTATAAGCTCGTCAGATACCGCAGTCAACACTTTTACCAAATCATTTGTGAATTCTTTGTGGTTAAATTTAAGGCTCTTCATCTTCAACCACAACCTTGTCAAGATTAAGTGTGAGCTGTGCAGAAACAATTCCTATAATCTCTCCCGATTCATTCAAACTCGACATAGCTGTTTCGATAGAATCCACATTGTATATTTCGTCTTTATACACACCGTTCACAAAGCTCTTTTTAATCACTTTGTCCGCAGGAGATAGTTTATATTTTGCAGGAAGATACATTGTATAAATCGCTTGGTCTAATCTACCATTGTTTTGAATCTTATAGCTTCTAAGCGTTGTATACCAATAAACAGGAATGTTTTCGTTCTCAACACGATATGTGCTGATGGGATTTCCCCACTCGTCTTTTTCTCCTGTATTGTCGTTCTTCTTCAAAAGACTTGCTTCTGCGTTACACTCAACAGCATAAACAAAGCAAATTAAAGGTGCTTGTGGCTCTGGCAAGGCAGAAATCATCAGGTAGTTTTTGTCAGGAACTGATTCTCTTGTAAAATACAGTCCCTTTAGCTCTTGTGTTGATTTAGAATTTGGTATAACCATATTTCCTTTTACCAGATAGGCTCTATCCACCATGTTGTAGGCTGCCTGTGTTGCGTTTTCAAGGGATGCTTTCACCGTTTGAAACATCGGCATTGTATCATCCCTAGACACATTAAAGGAAACATCTTCGCCCAGATTGTTTACAATGGCATAAAAATCCATTCCAATGTTATGCAACAAAACCACCCCTTTTAACTATCCAGAAATATCAAGCATAGGGAACATTTTTACTTCTTTACCTTCGTTAAGAACACCAATCAAGCTGTCCAATTTGCCCTTTAAAAAGTCTATTGTGTTGGTTGAACGCTCTGCGTATTCGACTTTCAAGGATTGTGTTTGTGCGACCTTGTATTCGTTTGCAGATGTTACGCCATACATTACAATGGCTGTTTGGCACACAACAGCACTCTCAAAAACACCTTCCTTTTCTTCCGGCAAAACTTCCCAATCAACGACTCTTCTTTTTATCATTTTTTCCGCTAACGGTGCGTTTTCAGGAAAATCAATAATCTCGTCAGAAAGTGAAACAGAATCCGCAGAAAGCAAGGCTCTTACTCTATCATAGAAATCAGGGATGTTTTTATATCCTGTATACTGCAAAAAATCACCTCCAGTATATTTATTGTACTTTAATACAAATTGTATCATTAAACTAACCCCGTGTCAATGAAAAAAGCACCACATTAAGTGGTGCTTCAATCAAACACATTGTATCTATGCGTTAGTCTACAATGTTATGATAGTAGGCATACAGTTTTTCTTTTGCTTCTACTGCATCCTCGTCAAAAAGGAAGTCTTTGGCAAGGTCAGCGTAGTAGTCTGGCTTATCAATTCCGTATTTCTTTGCGGTCTTGCAATAGTCAGAATACATAGCGTTTACAGCAGCCCACCATTCGTGTTCGGAAACTTCATCACCAAGAACTACGCCGTGTTGTTTTGCAAGTGCGGTGGTCTGCTCTACATTGTATTTTTCACCAGTAGAGCCATCCTCGTTGTGCATTTCCTTTACCCACGATTTCAGTTCTTCGTCAGAGAGTTCCTTTTTCCCATGACTTTCTTTATATCCTTCTTTCATGGATGGGTCATAGCCTTTTTCACGATTCATGCGATATGGAGATTCCGAATATCTTCCAGAATCGTATCTGTTTGAATCGTATTGGTTAGAGTAATCGGAAGATTGGTTTCTTCTTCCTTCACCACTTCTATCCATGTCAAAGGTATCTCTGTTCTGCTGAGAATATCTGTCGGGGTAATTTCTTCTACCCATGTTTCTTCGACCATAGGGATTATATCCCTTCATGGTATGATAGTACATAGGCATTTCGTACTCATCTGGCATATTGTACATGAGAGAGAAATCGCCGCTTGCTTCCATGCTAAAGTCATCATTCATATCTGAATAACCCAACATTTCAAGAAATTTGCGCTTTTCCTCTGCTTTCTCCATTCTCTCTACCTTTGCAAGTTCGCAATAGGCTTTAGAAAGAAAGTAGATTGGCTCTACATCAGTTTTGCAAAGTTCGTTTTTCTTTCCAAAACATTCAAGTTCTTTCTTGATAAGTTTTTTGAGTTCGTGCATTATGCTTTTCCCCCTCTCTCTGCTACCCGTGCCGCTGGTGCTGCCGGTGTCGGTGTTGGTGCTGTTCCATTGATGCTAGGGAGATTGTTTCTCGGATAGCAATGAGGTTTACCCAGCATTTTGAATACACCACCTGTTGCATTGGTGCTAACGCATACAGAATATTTGGTTCTGGTTCTGATTCCACAAGCGGTCACTTGCGAACAATCAGTTCTGGTAAGTGGATATTGCTCTGTTCCTTCACCGATGGTGATAACCACAGGCGCCCCGATTGTGGTTTCTGGCGGAATTGCCTGTGCAAGAATTATACAATATTTCTCACCGTTCCGATACGCTCCTGCCGGAAGATTGATTACAAGATTTCCATCAGCAAAATTTATTGTGTTCGAGATAATCAGTTTCGGGCAGAGCCTGCAAACATTTTGGCAAGCCATATTTATTGTCCTCCTTTTGAGAGTTCATCTATTTTCTTTTCCAGAGAATAGAGAAGTTGGTTTTGTTTTTCAAACTGTTTATGGATATTATCTAATATCTCTTTTTGCTGTTTCTCGTTTGCTTTGTTTATGTTTTGCTCTTTAGACTGTTCAATGTTCTGTTCTAGGTTCATAACAGTTACCCAAAAGCTAAGAATGTTTATCATATCCAAAAAGCTAAACGATTTATTTTCGATGTTATCCATTTTTTTCCAACAAAAAAAGAACGATGCCCGACAAAAGACACCGTTCTTTTCTTTAAGAATCACGACTTTTATGTCGGAAAGGGTATGAGAGGGAACAAGTTATTGGTTTAGCAACCGCATCCGCAGCCACAGCCACAACCGTTATTGGAGAAGTTTACTCCACCGCAACAGTTAGTTGGGAATGTAACAGGGGTGTTTGGCTGTACCACAACTGCGTTGACTGGACAGTCAGCACCAAGTCTACGAATCAGTTCTGCGGTCTGTGCAGACTGGTTAGCGGTAATGAAAGCGTTTTGTGCGGACTGGCTTGCTTGGAACTTCAAGGACTGGTTCTCGGCAGTCAGAGAAGCAATCTTATCCTGTGTCAAGAAGTCAAGGATTGCTCTGGTGTTTGCGTTTGCGTTGTCGGTAATGTCACGGGTAGATGACTGAATCAGGTTGCGAGTTGCACAATCCTGTGTAGCCATGTCGTAACGAACATTCTGAATCGAGTTCTGAATACCGTTAGCCTGTGTTGCCATGTCGTATCTAACACTATCGATTGCTCTCTGGGTTTGGCAACAACAGTTCTGCAAATTATATCCCAGATTAGAGATGTTGTTGTTCACGCCGTTAAAGCCATTACAAAGAGCAGAATCTACGCCATGAAAACCGCTGGTAATAGAGTTGTTCAGAGCATAAGTGCTGTCGCAAATGCCCTGTTGAATACCTTGCAAGCTTCTCTCAATTCCATTGAGCGCAAAGCCCTCGTTAATGTCCGCTCTGGTCGCAAGACCCTGAATGTCAGGAGAGTTACCAACACCGCCATAACCACCGCCGAAGCCGCCCCAGCCGCCACGACCCCAAGCAAGCAGGAAGAACAGGAAGAAAATCCAGCTACCGTTGCCCCAGCCGAAGCCACCGTCACCGTTGCCGTCACGATTTTGGAGTGCCATAACATCTGCCACAGATAAACTATCGGTCATTGTTTTAGCCACCTTTCGTTTAATTTATATATAAAGTCAAACGCTATTGCGTCTAACCTTTAAACGAACCCATAAATTGATTGAACTGCTGTTGTGCTTTTTCTAAGTCAATTCCCTGAGTCTTTGCAATATTCTGAATCATCTGCATACCTTCTTGCTCGTTTTTGCCTTTTGCCATTTGAAGGGTTTGATTCCAAACAGATTGAAGTGTAGGGTCTCGCATTATCATATTTTGAATCATCATTTCCATTGGATTCATGTTCATTGTTTAGCTCCCCCTCTATTAGAAGATTTGTTGACTTGTGAACCAGATTCACTTGCTTCTTGCTGTTTTTCAGCGCTTATTTTACTGAGTGCTTCCATCATATCATTCTTAAAGGAATCGAATTCTTTTCTTTCTACAAAGACTTTGTCTTCTTTGGCTTGAATCGATTGAACTGATTGAACCGATTCTTTGGATGATTCATCTGGCTTTTTGACTCTTTCGTATATCTCAAAATTGGCAGACCCATCATCAAAGTTTAACTGTTTGGTGTATATTTTATTGTGTCCAAAATCAGTAAACACGCAAACTGTTCCATCGAGAGGAATCTGTGCCGCTACCGCTTCTTCATAGCCTGTTACGGCTCTCACAACAACGTTTTGCGGTACTCTTTGATATCTTTGCTGTTGAGTGCCAAAAGGCTGCTGTTGACTTTGTAAGCCTTGTTGCATAAACATCTGTGAAGGATTCCCATACTGTTGTGGAACATTTTGAATGGATTGGCTTTGAATAGAACTAGAGTACGGATTTTCTTGAATTGGGCTTCTTCCATATTGTTGTTGCATATTCATTCCTTGATCATAGTTGTAATATCCGTAGCTCATGTCAATTCTCCTTACTATTTATCCTTGTTATCTTTCTCGATTTCTTCCGGCTCTACCAAGTCTCCCAAAGAGCCAAACTCCATGTAAAATAGGTATATCTTTTCGGCATCACTTTCCGAATATCCCATTTTCATGAGCTTTTCCATAAAACTCATGTTATCTCTCCTTATCAGTTTTTCTGTATATAATTTTACTATCTTTTCTTGGATTCAAAGTGTCACATAAAGATTCAGAAAGTGTCATTTACAGGTCATCTGTTTTTGGGCATAAAAAAAGAGCCCTGCCGTAAAAACGACAAAGCTACACTTAAATTATATTATTTTGTCTTCAATACCTTTCTGATATAGTCAATGCCTTTTTGAAGAACCAAAGTCTTGATATTAATTGCTACATCTCCGTTAGGTTTGCTATATTTCGTTTCAATCACTCTGAAATACCCAGCGTCTATAAAACGCTGGAAAGGAACATTGTTTGTCATGAGAATCTTTTTGTTTCTCAGGATTTCAAACAGTTTGTTTCTTCCCATTCCACAATCAAGGACTTTTGCGACTTCTCCCATAGGGATTGCATCTTTGCTGTCTGTTACCGCATCGTAAAATTCAGCTTTAGGTTTCATCTGCTCATTTTCCAAAGCAAGTCTTTCTTTTTCTTCCTCAGAAGCAACTAATGCTTTAAGAGCTTCCAGATAAGTTTTTGGTGTGTGGTAGCTTCCTGTTTTTCTGATTGATGGCAACACTTCGCTTGTTACCCAATGCTTAAACTTCTTAGCCGTTGGAAGCTTGCTGGAGAGCACTAGACTATATAATCCAGATTCGTTGATAATGGTTACATCACGTTTTTGACCTGCACTGTCAATTTGACATACCAGCTTATCTTCTTCATCAACGTGCTTTTTTAAAGAGCCAAAAGTGTCTGAATAACCCAGCGCTGTTGCTACATCCTTGCCAACGAACCAAGGTTCTCCGTCCTTCTCAATAGTGCGGATTTCGCCAAAATCAGGATTGTTAAAAATTTGAAGTTCAGTCATAATTATTCTCCTTCCTTATTTTCGGATTTCTTTATGGTTTCTTTTATTAAGATATTCAAAACGTCTGACACGGTTAAGTCTTGCTCGTCTGCAAGCTGTCGTAATTTTTCTTTGTATTCCGGTCTTATTCTAAAGTTTATAACCGATGTTCGTTTTGCCATAATATCACCTCCTTTGACATTATTGTATCACAATGTATTTACAAAGTCAAGCATAAAAAAAGAGCCAACCCGAAGGTCAGCTCTTAAAGTTTTGAGATTTTGTTGCTTATTCTTTTGAGTTCTCTTTTTACAGTAGAATCAGATAAGTTCATCTTCATTGAGATTTCTATGATAGAAAATCCACGATTGAACCTCAACATGAAAATATCTTTCTGCCTGTCAGTGAGATTCAACGAATCTCGCAACCGAATCAAGTCTTAAATCGTACCGATGTCAAAAATTTCTTTCAGCCGCATAGATTACCACCAATTATTGAAACTAGGAGCCCTAGAAGGTTTCCCACTATAATATTTTCTAGTGGTTGTCTTTTTACCGTTTTTTCTAACAGTAATCCTTTTCCTCATAGTGACTTTTCTCGCCACAGCTCTAGGCTTTCCGTTTTTCTTTGGATATTTATGAGTTGCTTTTCTTATAGTTAATCCTTGATATACTCTTGCCATAATTTAAAACGCCCATTATCCCTCAGTGCTAGTGTAATTTACTCCGTCTTCAATCGTAACGGTACCATTTTCACCAGTATCAACGTCTTGATAACAGTCTCCGCTTACAAAGTCAAATTGATTTAAATACATCAAAAATCCACCAACTACAAGCAGGATAGAAACAAACCATCCAACAATCATCCAACGTATTGCTCTGTGAAAGTTATCCTCTCTGCGTTGTTGAGATTCACGGTCAAGGTTATATACCGCTGCTGGCATTGTGATTTGTTCAAGATTCGGATTCCTTTCCGAAACATTTGTGTTTTCCTTAACATCTGGCATAGAATCTACTCCTTTACTTAATCGTGTTTTTTATGGCAAGATACAGAAACGCTGCAACAATGGCAAGTTTATCCCAATTTTTGGTAGCCCAATCTATGATATCTATTTTACCACGTTTTTCTTGTTCGTCAATACCATCTTGTAAAGAATTTATTCTGCTGTTTGCTCCCTTAATGGTTTCCTCTATTTCAGAAATTTGAGATTGGATTCCTTCGATAGCAGAACTAAATGTAGTAATGCTGATTTTAAGTTCCGACAATGCTTCTGGCAGTTCTTTTAAAGTACCAACCAAAACTTCCATTGCCGCAACCTTGGTATTAAGTTCAAGAATCTTATCCCTTTGCTTATCAAGTCTATCGAATATTTTTTGAACCGTATCTCGTTTTGCAAATTCTTCTTTTTTTTCATTTACAATGCCATACAGCTCGTTTATCCTGGCTTCCAACCTCACCAGTTCCTCTTTTAGCTCTCTATCTTCCAACCTTATCACCTCAAAGTATTTGGATAATAACAAAGCCCTTAAACTAAGTTAAGGGCTTTGTCGTGGTTTATATTATGGGAACTAGTGTTGCTTTGTTTACTTAGAAATCATAGCCAGAGAAGCTACATCAGCAAACTTACCGAAGCCGGAAATCTCACTGATAGTACCAAGCTGGGTCTGATTTCTAATATTCTTGGAAATCTCTCGAATGTTGAGGTTTGGAGCGGTGTATTTCACAAGAGCAAGGTCGGTGTTCAGCGCAATAATCGGGTCTTTACCGCTTACCTGTGGGATGTTGTCAGCCCATACCAGATTTACATTCTGATTAGAGAATTGCGGAGTGCTGAAAGTGAAGTTGAAACTTACTCCCGGAATCTGGTCGTTCGGGTATTTCATCTTGAAGATTTGTTTGTAGAACTTCTCGCCAGTAACAATAGTAGTTACAGGAACTTTTGCCTGTCTTTGGAAAGCAATCATCAGTTCGAGAAGGTCATCCTGAGTAACGGTATCGCCAGAAGCGGCGGTTGTAATAGACTTGATTGGATTCTTGTTACCGTCACCGTTTACCAGAACATCAAGTGCTCTCTCTGCCTGTTGGTCGGAAACATCAGCTGCAATCAGGTTCAAAGTCTTAGAGAACAGGTCAACTCTCATGTAAGCCAGAGCTTCATAGGTTGCTTGTACAGCACGACCATACTTGAACAGAGAAATTGCTCTCTCACCAAGTTTCAGCTCTGCAATCGGGAGGTCTGCACCCTCTGCAACTCGTTTCATTCTGGTTGCATCTTTGTTTTTCGGGTCAGAGAAGATGTTCAGCTGGGTAGACATTACCGACAGGGAGTTTGCAGCCACAGAGCCATTTACCAGATAAGGCAGGATGCTCATTTGACCTACTTCCTCGGAAAGTCTTTCGTCAATGTATGCAGGATAGAGCCACTGACCTACACCCTGAGTGTTAAAGTCTTTCATCTGAGAATGTGGGGTAATTCCTGCGGAAATAGCGGCAATCTTTACTGGGGTAGCGTTTTTAAGAACTTCCTGTTCGGAACGCCACTCTTTTAGCTCCGCTTCGTATTTTTCCTCCATAATGGAGTTCAGACTTTTTTGGTTAGACACATCGAGGAAATCTTGCATGATTTCATCGGTGATAATGATTTTCTTCGGCATATTAAGCAACCTCCTAACACATCTTGATTGTGGCTTTTCCGGAACTGAAACTGATTACAGATGCTCTACCAGTTCCACTTTCCAGTTTTGCAAGACCACCAGAACCGTTTACAGTTACTTGGTCGCCAGCAGCAACATCAGTAGCAGTAATATCTTCAAAAGTACCCTGCCATGCAACAGTAACAACCACTTCAGTCTTGCCTTGGTCTGCGTACTCTGCTTTCAGTACGATACCTTCCAGCGGTTTACCAGTTGTACCATAACCAACCTCGCCATTGCCAGTAATGGTAACTGCTTTGCCTACAACAGCAGACAAATCACCATTCAACTTTCCAACAGTGGTGGTGTCTAGTGCAAAAGTTCCGTCTGTCATAAGACGATTAAAACTAAGTTCTGCCATAATTTTACTTCCTCCGTTTCTTGTTTGATTAGAAGTTAATGTCGTTTTCGTTAAGTTTTTTGCCATCAAAGGACTTTCCGACTCCAGGTTCAGAAGCTCTTTGTCCGGCGTTAAACTGCTTTTCTGCTTCGCCATGCCATTCCTCCATCTGTCCTTTTACTTCATCAAAAGAGAAGCTGTTCAGAATTTTTCTCCATCTTTCAGAATTAAAAGATTCACCCTTTGCCTTAACGCCCTCTTTCAACGCATCATCTACTGTTGCATTGAACAGTTTGGTATACTTGTCTGCATCGGATTTATACTGTTCAGCTTCTTTCGCAAGTTGAAGGACTTCCTCTGGTTTCTTTTCCTCACCAAGAGCTTCTTTTACGGCAGACTTAGAAATATATTCCTCTGGTTTCTCAACCTTTACAGATTTTGCAATCTGCTCTACCTTTTCAGATTCTACCTCAAATCTTTTAAAGGTTTCTTCGTCAATGCCATACTCTTTAAGAGATTCATTGTATTTGAACATCTTTAGTTTTTCCTCCTTATTTTTATCGTATTGTTTTTGAACTCCTGCTTCTTTTTGAGCTGGAATTGCAACAAATGATACTTCGTAAGCATCCAATGGGTTTTCTAATTCAACGAAACAGGTTTTTCCATCGTATACTTCACCTTTTCGATGAAAGCATTTCTCCCCGAAAAAGAAATCCTCACCGCAAATAGAACAAGTGGACTTTCCACAACTACATCCTACGCTTACCTCTTTTTTGATTCCAGCATCAATTTCAGAGATAAGAGCTTCATTCTTTGGATTTTTGACCATGTAGACCAATGCGTTAAGTCTATACAGGTCATCTCCTGCGGATGTTTTCTTTCCGTCTACTCTATCAACAGAAGTTTCAAAAACTCTCGCTACCTGATTATCAGATTTCCATTCATGGTCTGTAATCATAGTTTTTCCGACAAACAAATCAGATAAACGGTTCAAACTTTCAAGAGTAAACCTTTCTGTGTCCCTGTCAATCTCATTGTCGCATAAGGTTACTGGAAAAACATAAACATCATCCCAACACAGTTCTTTTCTAGTGTATTGGTTAATGAGATTCATAATTCTTTGTTTTGCTTCATCAGAACTTGTGTCGCAAAAACTTTTTTTAAGAATCTTTCCCACTTTCAGGCTCATTCTGCTGGATACCTCCTTCCGATTGATTCTGCTGGGTCTGTGACTCGCTCTGTGGCGTTTGTTCTTTATTTCTGAAATCCTTGCTTAGATATTCATAAAGACCGTCAGAGGACTTTCCAGATGCTCCTTCAACACCCATGCTTCTTGAAGCCGCTTCGTCACGCTCGATATATCCGTATTCTTCTGCTCTACGATAAACTTCCATTGTCTTTAATTGAGATTCAAGTTTATCTAACTCCTTCTCCCAATCAATAGGATTGTGAGTGACAGTCGGGATAATGTTATAGCCATGAACCCTAGCCCAAATTTTGAATACTTCTTCTAAAATTCTTTTGCTGCCCCTACGCATGGAATCCACTGTGTCAGTAACAATCTTAAACTCAACGCTACCTAACGAGTAACTTCCACTTTTCAGCCTACCCATCAAAACAGGTGTTAAGCTGTACGAGTTAATGATTTGCGGTTCAAGGACTTCAAACCACGCTCTTACATCAATTCCAGCCCCATTGACACCGCCACCAATCGTTTCCATCTTGACTTCATCAAAATGCAAAAAGTCGCTGCTTCTATTAAGCATCCCCAATTTTGATTTCATGTCTTGAAACAATCTTGTGCAAGCAGACTGTACCGCTTCTGGACTTTTATCATTCAGACTATCAATAAAAGTTTTCCTGTCGATAGTTACATCGTATCTGGGGAAACCAATCCTGTGTAGAACCGCCGTACTGTCCTGTAAGAGCTTCAAATATTGAATTGTAGTGTAAACGGCAGGCTGGAACTTTAACGTGCCATCAGGTCTACCTGCTTTCGGTTCAAACGGAATCCAGAAGAAGTTTCCTTCGTACAGGTCTTTTGCAGTTCCATTTGACTGTTGCTGATATGCAGCATATCTATTTTCTTCCGGCAGCCAAACAAACTCCTTAATAGAAGCAGGGTCTACAATAGCAATCTCGTCAACATCGGTAACACCCTTGTTTACCAGAACTTCTACCGCCATTCCACCTCTGGCAATCGCACACCCATGTAGCACGTCCAGAAGCCCGTCTATACCACTTGAATTGTTCTTCCCCATACGAGAACACCAATCCCTAAACTCGGCGTCATATCGCTTCACAGGTCTGCCATTGGCGGCGTTCTTCCACGTCACGTCAAATCCTTGGTTGGCTAACCTAAGATAGATGTTATATGCCATTTTTCCGTCTGCCGTTTCGGTGATGATGGTATCAATACACTTTACCATGTCAGTTTCATTTTCCAGCTTTTGAAGAAGGTCTGAAACCTTTTGGTTGTTTACATAGATTTTTTCAAGTGAAGAATCAATTACTGATACTCTTTCAGAAACAATCTCTTTTTCGGTTTCTTGTGGATCTCTTTTTCGCTTAAAAAAGCTACCCAACCGCTCACCACCTTTCTTTATTGTAATATTCACTACAAAGTATACACTTTGTATAATTTAATGTCAAGTAAAATAACACCTCGCCAGTTTTACAAGTTAAAAGTGACATTTTGGTTAAAGTCAATTTCAAGTATTGATTTATCATTGAACAAGTGGTATCATATAATCAATAGGTGGAACGAGTAAAACAATAAGTTACGCCGAACTGCCTTTCATATCAGCATGAGTAAGCAACGACCTCATGTAAAATAATTCGTTAAGTCCGACCAGCTATCGCCTTAAAAAATTGGTTCGGTAATAACATTCCGTTCTTGTGTTATTGCCGTCACAGAGGGATTGCTATAACCTTCTTTAAACAATTATAGCGGTTGGCTACCATGTGTGAGAAATCACAGGGATGTCTTTTCGTTTGAGCTTGGGCATGGGAAAAGCGAGAAAAGGCAGGACGGCGAAGAACTCAGGGAACTAACGAGCGACCAGTTTTCTTCGAGTAATTCCCAAAGTAAGGGATTACTCTGCTTACTAAAGAATCTTCAAACAACCAGTTCATTGAAATATTATGTTAAGCATTTGTACCGGATAGCAATTGTTTAACTGATCACTTTTTATGATGTTGTTCGAGATTACCCAAAACTTAAAGCAGAGTAATCGTTTAAGGATAATTATAAGTTTATCTGCAATATAAAAGCTTTAGCTCGTCAAATTTCTTTTTTTAATGCAAATAAAAGCCCCCATTTCACCTTTGAAAAAATAAGGTTGATTTGGGGGCTTTATTTTTTTGCCATTTTTTTAGATAAGACTGATTACAGCATTATTAAATCTAAGCAGTCCAATTTTAACACAGATTCAAAATAAGCGCAATAAAAAAAGCCCCATTTCTGGGGCTTTTTATTTTTATCCAATGATTACAACATGTCCAGACTCAATCATATCAGGGTCTAAGTTGTTCTTGAACCAATCTTTGATTTTCTGGATACATTCAATCTCCCACTGTTTAGAAGATGACTCAAACAGTGCACAGTATGGCTTGTTTCCTCTTTCGTCAGAAACCCTGAATACAAATGGAATTGTTGGCTGTTCAATTTCAGGGAATGTTCTGTATGGCTTGAGGTATACAGGATTTTCGATGGTGACTTTCTGTTTAAGTGCAACACCGCTCTTTACAGTTACGTTCTGCTTGATACCGTCATCATCAACTCCAACTTCGGAAGTGTTTACAAGGCTTCCAGCAACTTTCTGTAATGTTCTCAGGTTCTCGCTATCAACAAAGTTTGTCTGGAGTTCAATAATGAACTTTTCGCTGTCCATGAAAAAGTCGAATCTGAACTGATCGGAATATGTGTTAGAAACAATATGGTTATTGTAATCTCTGAATCTTCCAACTTCTCTTTTTAAGGTTACTTGATTCGGACTGTTGATTGTAATAATAAACTTACCTTCTCCAACAAATTCGTTTACTTCGTTTTCGAGATAATCCTTGATCGCCGTCAGTGTTTTTGCTTCAATAGTAGAAATAGATAGTTCTTCTGGGTATACAATAGAATGAAGCTCTTTGTCGCAATATTTTCTTCCGTCAATCTCAATTACAGTTGGGTTCTGATGTTTTTCCAAAAAATCGCAGATATTGTTAATTGTGTCCATAATTTAACCTCCTTATGCCATAGCAGAGAACTTGATTACTTTCTGTTCTTCTGCTTCGTTGCCTTCAAAATCTGTTTGACCTGGTACTTCGTTTGTTGTTTCCATAACAACAGGTTCTTTTTCAGAACCGCCAATAAGCAAGCTAAAGTCTACTGGACAAGCAGCAGCCAGTTTGCTGGAAACGCTGATGGTAGACGACATCATGCTTCTGTCAGCAGATGGAGCAAATGTGATTTTAAGAGTGATGCTTCTTTTGGTTTTAGGGTCTGTATTGATGTCAAGAATGTTTTTCATGACCTGTTCGAATTCCCTTTCAACCAATTCTCTTGCTACACCACCGTTAGCTTCCAGAATTGAAATCTGGTTTGATTCTCCTGTTGCAATGTTTGTTTTTGTTACTGTTGCCATTTAATAGCACTCCTTTCTAGTGGTTGAACCACTGACACTATTATATAAAAAGGTTTTATAAAAATCAATAGTCAAAATAAACAAAAAGCACCGTCCCAAAATGGACAGTGCTTTTTGCTGAAAGGAGTATTTTATATGCCTATGTTAAATGATTTCGGATTGGAAATTTTGCTATTATTTATTATATCACCTTATACAGCCGCTGTCAAGCCAATCCAAGGGATTTGTGCTTCTTGGACTTGATAATCATAATAGTTTAAATAAAGAGCGGAAGCCCAGTCATCGTGCGGCTCAGATTCATTGCTATACTTTCCGTCTTTTTCTGTATAGTCTTCAATCTGTGCTAGTGCATTTTGAGCTTCCTCGCTTCCATCCATAAGAAATTGAACATCTCCATTTTGTACGGCACATTCTGCATTTTGAATCATTGCAGCCTTTTTGCCGCCTTGTTCGTTTAATTCAACTTCTTTTACACCAAGTTTTTCAAGCTGACCGACACAAGCTGTATGACCCGTAGAAGAGTAAACGCACTCAGCATGATTATAATATACGCTCCAATAAGCAATCGCTTGGTATTGTTGCTCATAGTTTTTACCATACAGATTGATTAACCTTACAATCTTGTTGGTTTCCAAATCTCTTATCATAATAACAGGAGAGTCAGCACTAGAGCCAGTAGCAATATCCCAGCTTATTCTATATCTATGATAAGGTATTACGTTTTTCCATTCTACGACAAACTTGGCTCTTTCAATTTCATCCATTTGATACTTAGAAGAAAAAATGTCAACGCAACAATTTTCTTTAAAGTCCTTGAACACTTGACCAGAGCCAGCCAGAAAGTCTGCAAGATAGTTTTGACGATAAGCTCTATCTCCTATACGTCTTCTCAAACTCTCTTCGTAGGTGATATCTCCGTACTTGGTGTGAATGATTTCTTTTGCCTTTTCTGCGTTGGCTGGGTTTACTGTCCAAGGCAAAGAAAAGCTTACCCAGTCAGAAGCATAGTCATCGTGTGTGGGTTGTCCCCAAGTCCACATTGTATAGAAAAAGTTTTTACCAATAGGAGAACTGTTTATAATTCCTTTTCCTACGCCGTATTTTTTACCATTACGATCTTTCTGCCTTCCCCTTCCTGGAGAAGATAGACGTGCTTCCAAGTTAGCCCATACAGTGTTCAAATCCTTGATACGAGCAGCTTCGGTGATTGTTACAAGGTCAAGACCAACGCCTACCAGAGATTCAGGGTCATAAGCAGACCGCACTTCAATAACGCCACCGCCAATAGTGTACATTGACATTGTGTTATTACTGATAGAAACTACCCAGTCTTTTGGGAAAAACTTCTTAATTTCCATCCAGTTTTGCTTTGCCATTGTTTCTGTTGGAGCAATAATCCACCAGAAAACAGAAGGTACAATGTCTGGATTGTCTATATGCCTGTTTTCATTAAGGCACTCAACAAAATACATAATGCCAGCCATGTTTGAAAAACGGTCTTTACCAGTACGGTTTCCGCAATTATGAATTGCAACATTGTTTACGCTAAACGAGTGGTCTTGTGTGGTAAGGTCATATACATTTCCTTTGTATTTCTGGACATTAATACTGGTAACAGCAGCATACAATCCATCGTCTGTAAAGAACCTAGCCGATGTATGACACTTTGTAAAATCTTGCTTAAATCCCAGCTTAGATGCACTACAGGAGTCTTTAACAGAAACAATATAAGAGAAATCGCTTAGTTTTTCAACATATCTTACGCTACAAACAATTTCCAATCTTGTTAATGCAAGCTGAATATCAGTAGCAATAGAATAGTTCTGTGTTCTGAAAACCAAACCTTTTCTCGAACATTGTGTTCTTTTGGAAAAGTCTTGATAAAGACCTCTCATGAAAGAGAGAAGAATATCTTGGTCTTTGTTATAAAGAATTTGAACGGGAAGTCCATGCTCGCAATACTCTTTATCAACACCAAACAAAGAAAGAAACTCCAACTTCAATTCGTCACAATCAATCGAATACTTAAACGAGTTTCTTGCAGATTCGCTTTTAGTGAAATTATATTTAGATTCTGAAAGAATTTTTTCTACTTCTTGCAAAATATCACACTTTGATTGGTTCACAAAGATTTCAATATTTTCTTTGTTAAACTTTCCTGAGATAAAGAAAAGACCAGCAAGAAAGGCATCGTTCTTACTAAGGTTTGGGGTTAAGATTTTGCCTTTTACCTTCGGAATCTTGATGAAGCAGTAAATATCATCTTCTTTGTAGGTCGGATTTTTAATTGCTTTTGCAATATTCTTTACAGGTATAAACGCTTCTTTCAATTTATGATAAACAGGTTTATTATTTATCTTTTCTCGCTTTGCTGCACAGAATAAGACGGGATGTTCCTCCGTGACCGTCAGAGGGAGTGTCAGACCATTTTTTATCTCGCACACATCACCAGAGTAGGGCTTCTTCATAGTCCGCTCTACAAAGCAACCACGACTCTTGTGAGAGATTACATAGTCTCCCGGCTTTACAAGTTCGATTGGAAGATTAACACCCTTTACTATTTGACCCGGAAGGACGCAACTCAAAACTAAGAATCTATGGTTTTCAAATGCTTCGTGCATTTCTTGCTGTGCTGGAAAAGGAGAATAGTTCAACAAAGCGTTATATACAGTGTTGCCTTTTTCTTCTAGCTCTCTTTGCTTTTCAAAAGCTTCTTTTTTTCTGCAATCTTCGCAAAGATCAAAGCTTTCATAAGCATACTGGTCTATATTTAACTCTTGCTTAAATCGTTTCCCGCAAGACTTACAAACGCTGTATTTTTTACCTTTTATTCCTTGTTCAACAGCTTTTTTATGGTTGTCTTCAAGGCTAACTTGTCGAGATTGTTTTAACGGGTCTTTAGGCTTGTTTTTGCTTCCTTTAGGTCTCCCCATAAAAAGCCCTCCTATTTTTGTTGAATCACAACTTGAGTGCTGCTGCCGTCAGCGTTTTTAAGACTTACAGCAAGATTCAATCTAGCAGATGTTCCGCTTTCGTCCAGAGTATCAAGAGCGTTAAGATCACTCATATTTTTGATAAATGTCTTTTGAGCATCTGCAAGCTGTTTAAAGTCGTAAGGCGTTTTAACTCTATTTCTGACTCTTTGGATAACTTCTGGGTCTGACAGTACATAAGACATTTGCTCTATCATTGCCATGTTTTTCATGGCTTGATTAAGCTTTGCACCGTCAAGCATGAAGTTTACTTGTTGTCTCTTTTGAGATAAAAGCTTCGCCATCTCTTTTTTAGCTTCAACAGAAGCCATCTCAGTTGTTCCAAGAGCCGATGCAATCTCATATCCTGTGTTGTTTACGTTTTCTTTCAAAAGCTGCTTGTAGGAGTCCATAGAGCCTTCTGCAACTATCTCAATAGGGGTTTTTATGTTACTCATGCGCTACCTCCTTTACATTTTTTCTTTTATTGTATTGATTTGGTCTTCAATCTTTTGCAATTGGTCTTTCGTATATTCGATTTCTTCTTTGTAAAGATATTCAGGAGCCATTACATCGTTTAGCATCTTAACAGCAAGGGAGAGATACCTTGTAATAGTCATCTCTCCCTTAATATCTCCATGATGTTTTTTATTGTATGCTCGAATAATGGACTTCATTACATCTGCTTCCGGTCTTTGGACTTTAGCCGCTATGGAATCCTTGAGCCCTTGCTTTTGCACAAGCGTAACTGTTTCTGTGGTGTAATGTGATATGTCAGGAAGACCTTCTGTTGGATTTGATTCAACCTGTTCTTTTAACGCAGAAATTACTGCATTAGATTGAGTTACCCCATTAAGTTTACACCAATCTTTCCATCTTTGCAACTCTGGAACTCGTTTAGCCTTAATTTGATTTGTTGACTTAGCGCTTCCGTCAACCGAAATCCATTCATTAGAATTTTTTTGGAAATTTGACACGCTTCTAGGCTTAACCGTTGGAACATCTTTGCCTTTTGATGTGAAATATCTGTCGAAAAAATCCTTTTTTATACCAAACGAAATATAGATGTAATTTCTAACACCATTCTTTGTATTTTTCTGAACATCTTCTGCAAAAACTTCAATCAGTTTTACTACTCTAGCGAGATAAGAGTTTTTCATAAACCAAATAACATCAGCGCCGTATGGAACTTCAATGTCTGGTTGGTTTATATGGCTATACCACCACTTTCCAATATTTACAACGCACTCTTTGTCCATCTCAGAAAGAACATTCATCAAAGTGTTTTTTCGATAAGCGAATATCGTTTCCTTGGATTCATGAATGGTGTTAGTTCTCATTATGTTAGTGATACTGTAATAGTCGTCTGGAACGCTATCAACTCTAGCCAATCTTATCCTGCACAAAAATTTGTTTTTGTAAGATGTTTTGTAATTCAAGTAAATTCCCCTTAGTATTTATACTCGAATTGAGTTTTACCGTCCTTCATAGTCTGAACGTATTGCTGATAAATGTTTTTCATGTGTACCTTATGGCACTCCCAGCAAATTTTTCTTTCAGGAGCGTTTGTGCCTTTGCCGCAGATCATGCATTTACCAGTATTGTTTTCTGGAGATGTTTTAACGACTGGTTGAATAGCAATCTGATAACCAGCCAGCATATCAACCACATCCGCTACCGAAATGTTGACGGATTTGTTTTCCATCTTAGGCTCTGTGTTTTTGATTTCCTTTGGAACATCAAACTTTTCGACAATGATGCTTCTATCAATTTTCTTAATCATGATTAATTTCTTCCTCCATTTTTCTTAATTTATCCCAGTATCTTGCTGTGTAAAGTTGCATACCAAGAGACGGATTGTGTCTTGGATAAATTTCTCGGTAAGCCTGTTCAAGCATAAAAAAACTTTTATACTCTTTAAGCATACCGATATGCAGAAGATACATAAGACCAACGCAAGAGCTTCTGCTTACTCCTTGATTGCATACAAGCAGAACAATCCTTCCGCTCTCTCTTTCTTTATCAATGAAATCAATAAGCTCTTGAATGATTGTATCGCTTACAAATCCGTCTTTGTCAACGTCAATAAGATTTGCCGCAATCATGTGTCTTTCCGGTCGCTTTGCAATCAGATATTCTGGGTGAGTTTTGGGCAAATTCCCTTTATATCCCACCAAATATTGATGAAATGGGTGTTTTGCACAAAAAGCAATGCTATAATCCGATTTTGATTGGTCAATATGATTAAACTCTTCCTGACTACAAATAATAAGTCTGTCGCAAATTTCCGTCATTAGATTCGCACTCCTCTACCAAAGCTTCAAACAAAGGCTTTATATCATAGTTATAGTTTACTTTTAATTTCTTGCATGAAATCTCTATGCCATATTCTTCAAAGAAAGATATTGGTATACTCTTTCTCTCACCATGAATCTTGTGAAAATAGACTGTTTCAGCGTTTAAAAAGAAGCAACGCTCATGATCTTCAAAGAAAACAAGAAACCCAGGAATTACCCAGGGCGTTTTTGATTTCATGTTTAGCTTTTCAATCTGATTCTGTCTTATTGCAGAATATGGTAATGAGCTTCCTTTATGGTTTTTAAGTTCGAGCAAAAACAAAACTCGTCCAAAAAATACTTCAAAATCACAGTCATTGGGAGCCTGAAACCTAGTTTCAGACCCCCTGCTCCAACTGCTAGTGCCGTCATTTAAGCGATTAAACCATATATCAGGTATTTTGGAAATGCTTTTTTTGAACTGCTGTTCAAATATTTTGCCTTTGTTCATGTCTAATCCTCAAGCAGCCCAGAAATAATATCACCGAGAAGTTCTGGTGGAATTTCAGAACTGGAGCTTCTGCTTCCTGTTGCTTCTTCATCCTCTCTGGATTCTCTTTCGCATCCATTTGGGCAAGTGCAGATTTCATCTCCACCAATATTCAAAACGAATCCACATCCACGGCAAAAATCACTCAGCATTGTTTTGTTCCTCGCTTTCTTCTTCCATTTCAAGAGCAAACAAAATTCTGGTAGCAGCGTGTGCTAGATGATCGTTAGATTTATCGCCTTTAAGGTAGGCAAAGATATGTGTCAACGCTCTGCCGATGTGCTCTTTAGCTGGAATCAGTTTATAGTTGTACTCTTCGTAATGAGCAGATGCTTCGTATCTTACATGAGATACGGAAAGTAAGGCTCGAGGCATAAGCCATTCACTCTTGTAAGGTCTAAAAGATTGTTTGCCACCACTCTGATTCGTAGTTTTTGGCTCTTCTTTGGAAAGTCCGTTATTCTGCATGATACACCTCCGAAGCACTATTATTAGGTCTAAACACAACAACCATTGAAGGAAATGGCGCTGCATTTTTACTGTATCCAAACTTTAATCTTCCACGTAAAAATCTAATTTCAACCCGTTCTTTTTGATAAATATAATCATGGAACCATCTTGTATCTGTTCTTGCTGGAATAAGCATAACAACAGTAGCACCGTTTTTCGCACTTTGGTATGCTTTTTGCACCCATCTTCCAATCTGTCTACCATAAGGTGGATTGCACCAGCAGATACCATACCAAGGTTGCCTTAACCCATCAATTTCCGGCGTAAAATATGCAGCACATTTTGTGTTTTCGGGCAAAGCGCACACATCAAGGTTGAAATGAAATTCTTCGTTTAATTTGTTGAATAAATCTTGAGGCGTTTCCCATAAGTCGGTTTTACTTGAAAACATAATATCGGTATTCAAGATTTGTACACCTCCGAAAGTTTAGGATGTCTACCGCAAGATTTTTCCTCTGGGCAGAATGGATATTCAGGATTGATTTCACACGAAGGAACCATAAGTTTTGCAACTTCTGGGCAAACATCCATTACCTCTTTCTTCATATATCCAAACATATCCCTGATCTCTTCTTGCGCTCTATTACAAAGTCTAAGATGGGACGATTCAATCAATGCGCGAGCGTTCATGGTGAGATAAAGTTCTGTACAACAAGCATTTGGAAGAACCATACGAGCATCTTCTTTTGAAACATCTTCTCCACTTAAAATATCATCATACGCGTCCATTGCATTTTTCATAGCAGCTTGAAAAGCACAAACAGAAATAACATCTTCTGAGAACTTGCTGTTTAACGATTTCGGCACTACAAATTCAAATTCAGATTCATCACAATATCTTTGGCTCCTCACAGAATAGCTTGCGTGTCTATGTCTAGTGAGCTGTGCAAGCAATGCTCTTGAAACTCCTGTAACATGGAATGTAAAAGAAATGTGCTCATATACGCTCATGTGACCTGTTTTAGCACAACCTTTTGCAATTTTAAAGTTTGCAGTGGGTTCAGAATCATAGCACACAGAAGCGGATTGCTCTACTACATACATTGGGTTTACAATTTCTCTGTTACCTTTTTTGTAAGGCTGTGTCAATGCTACAAGTTCAACTTTCATATAAATTCACTCCTAAATCACGTTGTAATAAACAAACATTACTGTCAAGAAGAAAGTCCAAAGAACTCCAAGTCTATCAAAAAGGCGTTCTATACGCTTTCCTTCTCCCTTAACAATCAAATTAACAATAGTGAGTAGAAACGTTGCCGCTACTACTGCTCCACAAGCAACAGCTTTTGTCATATCTATACCCCCTGATTAGCCTTGGCATATATTTTTGCTTTACGATAGGAGACATTCTCTTTTCAATGTCTCTTTCGTCAAACCACCGAAGCTTTTTGATCTCAGGGGGTACAACAGAAACATTTCCGTACCTGATATGGATGGTGTAATCACAGTCTAAGTTCTCCTTCTTTGCAACGTGTATCGTTAACACCAAAGAAGGGAAGTTCTCTGCTAAATACTCACAGTCCAAAACAATGCTTCTTTTGTCAGCAATCTTGCTATTAAGCTCCCCAATAGCGTCAATGTTCCTTGTGTTAGCCCACTTTCCAATTCCAAGCAAATTATCAGTATAGCCAAAGCAAGTTCTCCTGATACAAGGAATTCCAGTGTACGGATTGACATAGCGCTTCATCAAAGAATATGAGCGCTCCTTCCGCATTAGCTTGTTTAGCTGTTGCCATTCATCGTGCCCCTGGACAAACCCTTTCATGTTCACATAAGTGTGAAGGTCTTGCTCTGTCAACGGTTCTTCTTCGTCATACTTGGGATTGTTTAGCATAAAACCACTCCTTATCTTTATTCATGGGGTTAATCCCATGAGAAAATAATAGCCTATGCTAAACCGATTGTCAATCTTTTTTCAATTCACTTTTTGTATAAATATTTTTAAACATTTTTAGTTTATTTTAAAAGACATTAACTTTTCCATATTGTTTTGTCAAATAACACAGCAGCAGACCTATCAATAGATCGTCCACCTCGATAAAAGATATATGGGTTAAAAACAATCCTATCCTTATCGTCTATCCTTACAACGTCAAATTCTTTTGCTCTGCTTAACAGCTCATAAGCCTTGCTCTTGCTAATCTTCATTCCAGACGTTATCCCACTAATGTCCATATACTTGCTCTTGCTCTTCTTAACAATATTCCCTTTAATGTTCAGGTTTGACATCAAGAAAAATACAAACTCCAGGTCTTTTCCTTTCATTCCAACGTCACAAGCTCTTCTGGAAAACTCTAAGTTGAACTTACCGTATTCCTTGTAAGGTCTGAAAAGAATTTCTCCATCATTAACCTCAAAGTCCTCTCTGTCTTGCCTATCGTCAGTGTACAAGTTCAAATACTTAACTTCACTTTCTGACAGTCCAAGGCAGCTTAACCCTTCTCTATCAACCTCTCCTACCTTCTCCCCAGTAACAGGATTGACCAATAACCATGTCCCATCATCAATTTTGCTTACACATATCTTCCGTTTCCCCATCTATCAATCTTCTTTTTCCTTGTTTTCCGTAAAACGTGGAATTTTAAAAACCAAGATTCTCCGCATAACTAAGCCAAAAGTTAAGGATTTTCAGCCATTTTAATCCTATGTAGAGTTTATCTTTAAGCATTTCGTAATCTAATCGGATTGTGATTACATTCCCTTTAAGTCTATGGTTAAATTTTACCACTTACTCTTGGTTCAGTCAATTTGTTTCATTACTTTTTGTATAATTTATTTTCCTGTTGTTATACTTTCTGTATTGTGGTATAATAATCTAAAGTAACTGAATTACGGAAAGTTGGTGATATTGTGTAAAATTTCGCTTATTTTTGGGGGTAAAATTTTGCGAAGGGTCTAAACGCCCCGCAAACGTACCTCCCCCCGTGTATCTTTTTTTCAACTCAATTAAAGGCTCAATCAATTCAAAATAAACCGCATGAAATTGGGATATAATAGATATTATATACCTAATGTGTAAGTTTTTCGAGTTCTTGTGGGTCTGAAACGTGAATCAGGCAGCGAGACAGCACCGTGAAGCCTGCACAGACCGTCTGTGAAGCCGTATGAAGGGTTTTTGATTGATTGCTTTATCTTTTTGCGTTCAAAACAAAAAGCGATTGAAGCAAGGCAGAGGGCGAGCTGTCTATGCTCTGCTCTTAATATCCTATGCATTAACAATAACAATTACTATTATCATACAATACAATGAATCAGGTGAAACAATGGGAATAAACAGAAAGCAAGGCAACGGATACTATACAGCTATTAGTGTTAGTGAAAGCATGCGCGCTGCATTGTATGATATACACAGTATAGAAAACCTGGGTAAAAAGTCCAATATGTCAAGTACAATTCGTAAACTCCTTTGGATGGGAATAAATGAATACAAGAAGGATAAGGACTATGAACGACGGTTAAGGCTAGCGCAGTACAAGCAAGAACATGACGGGCTACTTCCTTATCAGTACGACGCTATACATGCAGATAAGGCTCTACAAATATTTGACAGTATAGAGTGATCAAGACTATTTCAGAAAATGGGATAGTCTTTTTTATTGCCATTTTATACAAAAACGTTGAAAAAGTTTATATATATAATTTTATAAAAACCTATTGCAATTAGGGATATAATGTGATATTATATAGACACAGAAACAAAACAAAAACAACACAAAGAAAGGATGATGATTATGTTAAGCGTTAAGAAAATGATTGATTTGTATGTATCTTATGAACTGGACGAAACAACTTGGAATATGTTATACAACATGGTAAATCACGGGTTAATCAGTTCGGAAAACTGGGAAAAGTTTTATACCACTTGTAAGGGCTGGAGCTTCGAAGAAAACGGTCAAACAATAGAAGATGAAAACGGAAAAGTAATTTATCGAAGAAACGAAAACGGATACTTGGTAAAGGTAAAATAGCCCGCCTGACGAGTCTTTGAAAATTAAGACGAAACTTCCCTTTTGTGGGAAGTCGTGGGACAAAAACCACAAGGAAGAATATAAACCGATTGATTAACAGAAAGGATGACAGGAAAAACAATAACAGCAAATTCCAACGCTTTCCTTTTGTACTTTGAAAATTAAATACTGAATCTTTACGGGTGATATGCCTTTTCAGTAAATATGTAATGATATGAGCGTGTCGAGAAAAGCCCAAAACGTCAAAAGGTTTGGCAGGAACTACCGTAAAGGAAACATCAACAAAAGGCTTATACAAGCCCTTTGTTGATACTATGTTTTGAGTTATACTGTTTTAGAGTAATTTAAAACTGCATAATTCAGAATATAGTCAAAATGCAATATATTGCAAAATTGAAAGGGGTTAATATTATGACATTTATCAACATTAGAAAGCAGCTTGCAAAGGCTCTGGAAGACAACAAACTCGAATACGCTTTTTACATCGAAAACGGTTATTTTCCACACTGGGAAAAACAGGAAGTTTCCGACGCTGGACTGAAAAGAGAATCTACCGAAACACGTTGGAACGCCTACAAAGAGGGAAAAATCTCACGTGAAAAGTGCATTGAATATGCAGTAAAACGCAAAACAAAGGCATTGGAAAAGAAATATGCAGAAGCACTCGAACGTCTGGAAGCTATCGAAAACGCTCCTGATCTTGAGTATGCAGATATTACCGTTGAATGGACACGTTCCGCAACATGGGGCAGCAATCCAAAAGCAACCGTTATTGTTAATGGTGTACGTCGTGAAGAATCGCCTTCAATTGGTGGTTGCGGATATGATAAAGAATCAGCCGCAATTGCTAGAGCGATGAATTGTAATGATACAATGCTCAAATTGGCTTGTATGGCGGTTGAAAACGACTCTAGACCATACGCAATCAATAATTTTATTGAGTATTTAAGTCTTCCTAGTTTTGAAGGCGGTGTTGGTGTATCGTCGTACCGTTCCGCATTTGAATCTATGGACTACAAATGGAAAATTTTATCCAGCGGAAAACATTTTGACGTTTACACAATTCGAAAAATTGAAAAATAGTCGAAACGGGCTTTTTGCCCGTCTATGGATAAAAAAGGGGTGGTTTTATGAAAAAACTTGAAAATCAGGAGTCGTTAAAATATCCAGAACGTGAAAAATACATTGATGGGGTTTTTTCCACTTTGTATGGATTCGATTGGATAAGCAAAGAAGTTATTTATAGACAGGTTATAAACGAGGAGCCTGTATATATTAGGCTTCCTAACACATATTTTCTAAACAGAACAAAATTATAGCATATTCGAATTTTGAAAGGGGATAAATTTATATTGAAAGAATTTCCATCCGATTTAGAAGCATGGGCTAACGCTTTCTTAGCAAAAAAAGAAGAACACGCAAAACTCTTAAAAGAGTTGGAGGACAAAATCGCAACGGATAACGAAGAACTAAGAATTTTAGGAGTCCAACTTCTACACTTTTCAGCGGATGCTCTGAGAGTGTGGTACGCTTAAAAGAACGAAAGGAGCAAAAAAACATGAAAAAAGCATTGACCAAACAGAAATTAATAGGAGCAGGGCTTTTCCTGCTCTTCTTGTTAGGGCTTGTCATTGCAACGGCATTAAAAGAAGATTGCACATTTTTCTTGTTTGCCTTGCCGCTGTCCGCTCGTGTAGCATTGTCGAGAAAACTTCTGTATAAATAGGTGGTATAATTATGTTAAATGCAGAAAAAATCCTGAAACTTGCAGAACAGGAAAATTATATTGAAATTATAGAAATTTGCAAAAAAGAAATCATTTCCAATGAAACAAAAAAATCAGGTGGCATGAGCTTAGAAAAATCAAGAAAAGCGTTTAACCGTTACTTGAAAACAAACCAAAAAAGATGTGTTCCACAAGCTTTAAAATATTACGGTTTAAGCAAAATCCAAAATTTTGGAAGCTGTCAAATTTGTTGTAATGGTTTTACTGCGGCTTGTATGTTTGGAAAGCCGTTTTTAGATGGAGATTTCATACAGCCACTTCCAGAAAAAGCAACATATTTGAATGTTGATCATTGTTTTCCTGAAAATTGGAGAAACTTTCCTAATATTAGCGAAATCTCTCAAAAAGATATTCAAACCGCTTATAAACTTACACCGCAAAACAGTAATAAGCAGAGAATAGTATTATTTGAAAATGGAGCTTATTTCGATTTGTGCCTAGTAAAAGAATTATTTGACATACTGGGAGATTGTAAGGTATACATGAGCAATCAACCAACAAATGCAGCGGTATGTTTGTCCGATTTTGGTGTTGGATTATTGTTACCTTTGCGGATTCCAGAAAATTATCAGTCTATAAAATCGCTTAAAGAAACACTAGCGTAAAAACCACATTGTTTAATCCCTGCCCGACGAGAGCTGGACAGCAACCAGCCGAAACCACCTGGCAGCCAGTCAGGCAAGGTCGCAGGAAGCTATTTCAAAATTATAGCATATTCCAATTTTAAGAAAGGGGAATTTTCTGTGGACAAGGTTTATATATCTCCAGAAGAAGAGAAAAAGCTTTTTGCTTGGAGAGATGAACACAAAGAACTTGTTAGACGGTATAGAGCATCGCTTGACAAGGTTAAATACATTTTGTTTTCTCCGGAAGATAAGTTTGACCCTGTTATTATAACTGTGATCGACTGCGGAAACGAAGTGAATTTTACAATTACACAATCCAGAAAGCAGCTTGACAAGTTTAAGCTATCAAGAATCACGCTTCGAGCAGTTCCAGAAGTATCTGACAGCAATTTGCAGCAAGCAAGACAGGAAGCGATTTCTGTTCATGCGTCTGTGCAAGCACTTCTGACAGCTCGTGTAAGGCGTTTTGATGAACAAGCTAAAAGTTTAAAGCAAGCTGTAAAAAATGGCTCAGAAGGAATCACAAAGGCTAAGAATAGTAAATACAAGAAATCTATAATAAATATTACTAATATGCTGAAAGAATCCTCTGAAAGCTTTTCTCATACTAGCCACAAATATACATTGCCCACAAAGTCTTTTGAAGTCAGAGGGCATTATAGGCACTTGAAAAGCGGTAAAACAGTTTGGGTAAACTCGTTTGTTAAGTACAGCCACAAAGAAAAGAAATCAAAAGTATATCGTGTAAAGTTGTAGCATATTCGAGTTTTCAAACTTGTAGCATATTCGAGATTTGAAGATATAACAAACACATTTTCTTTTGTGCAATATGCAGATTTTGTGTTTATTATGTTGCTTTTTAGTGCTGTTTATGTTATTATTTATTTATCGAAAGGAGTATGTTTTATGAATGAAATTAGCAATTTTTTGAGCTATAAAAAGCTTATCGAGAACAAGTCGCAAAATACAATTATCGCATACAAAAGAGACTTGCAGGAGTTTGAACTGTGGTTATTGCAGGAGAAATTTTCCGAAGTTGTAGCATATTCGGAAATCAAGAGAACAGATTTGCTTGAATACATGGAATATAGAGCAAACCTGGGCGAAAGCGCTTCCACAAGAGCAAGAAAAACAAGTGCGCTGAAATCATTCTTCCAGTTCATGTTAAACAACGACATGATCAGTAAAGATGTTGCATCCGGCTTGAAGTCTCCTAAAATTCCACACAAAGAACCTGTATTTGCAAGTGCAGCAGAAGCAAAAGCCATTATAAACGCTTGCAGAGGTAAAACCGGAAGGAAAACAGGTTATACAGGGGTAAGAGATTCTGCAATGTTCAGTATTCTGGTTAACTGTGGACTTCGTAGAGAAGAGCTTGTTTCCCTGAATGTAGCAGACATCAACCACGAAGAAAGATGTTTGCTTGTTCACGGTAAAGGTGCTAAAGAGCGCACAGCGTATCTTAACGACGATACCTATAAATCTTTGTCTGAATACTTGAAAGCTCGTGAAGGTGTTTGCAGCGGCTCCTGTGAAGCTTTGTTTGTAACTCGAAACGGAAAAAGAATTGATTCCAAAAAGATAAACGAAATCATGTCAAAAGCGTTGAAAGACGCAGGAATCACAGGCAAGCATTATACGCCACATACTTTGAGAAAAACCTGTGCAACACTCATGTCACAGTCTGGAGAAGATATCCGCACAATCCAGAGAGTCCTGGGACACGCAAACATTCAGACAACAACAATTTATACAGGCGTTGAAGAACGCCAGAAGGCAGCGGCAGGAAGAAACTTCTCACTTTAATCGGTGGGAAGTTTCCTGAAATATAGCATATTCGATAACTCAAGGAGGAAATCTTATGTCTAAATTCAAAATTGGTGATGTTGTGAGAGCAACCACCGATTCATACCATTATGCAAATCAAAAAAGCCAATTCATCGGAATAGTTATAGAGGTTTTGGGAGATAGAACATTTATCGCAGAAACGATCAGCCGAAACGGATATACACACAAAACAGAAACGTTTGGAGGATTGATTGAGTCAGATTTTGAACTTGTCCGATCGGATGAGATAGAGGAAATTAAAATCAAACGCTTAAATAATGTTGTTGTTACTATTGTAGACAACGGTGACGGAACATCTAAAAGTTCCAGAGTAGAGTGCATCGAAAAAGGCAAATTTGATTTTATGTATGCTGCTAGGTTGGCACTACATGGATTGTTTGAGGAGAAGTTCACTCCAAAGTTAATGTTTGGCACTAAATGTAGGGGAACTATTGGAGAACCCACAAACTTAAAAGACAAGTTCGGAAATCCTTTAAAGGTTGGAGACGTTGTTGTATACAGTAGAAAATATCGTGATGTATCTGAAATTGACATTTCTTTGGACTTTGTTGTAAAAGGCAACTCGGAACCGTTTGTTATGGGAATTAGAGGCGATTGCAAATCTAATGGAGAAATCGTTGACTGGGATGTAGTTAAGTTTAAGGATTGCTATGAAGTTAAGCATGGAGAGCAACACTCAGGAGTTGTCGCAAAACTTCATGCAGATTAGCCGCAATTCTAGCATATTCCAATTTTAGGAGTGAAAACCGTGTACCCCATATCACAACATTGCCAAGAAACGTATTAAGGAAGGCAAGCTAGTAGGCTACAAAATCGTGCCAAACTACAAAAAGCAGGGCGAAAGAATGTTGCTCTTGTTTAACAGCCTTCCAGACATTGTACCAATCAAACCAGACCGATATGACGAATATAAACCATTGTTAAAGCAGAGGAATACGAAGCTGCAAATAACCGTTAGAATCCTAGCATATTCCAATTTTGAAAGGAGGTGTTTCTTCTGAAATTCTGTGATCGTTGTGGCAGAGAGTTTAGAGATGGTGCAGTGAAGCTGTGCCCTCTCAGAAGCTCTCCTGAGGACGAATATCAAGTCTGCTATCTTTGTTGCATGAAGTGCAAACATCACACTCAGGAAGGCGTAGGGATTGGCTGTGACGCTTTTGTAAAAAAGCCAGAAGAATCCAAAGAAAAGAAGCCTAGAGGTAAGAAAGCAAATTGTTGCGGAAATAGTTTTCAAACCGAACTATAACCAATATTATAACTTAAACTTATGGTATTAAATGAGGATTTTATATGGAAATTCAAGAAATCTATAACAAGCATATTATAATCCAAAGCAACTGTATAAAAGTGCTGAACTGTGAGAGAGGAAGTTCTGACTGCATATCTGGAATCAAGCGATTCACTGACCTTTCTAGTTCCGAAAAAATAAAAATATTAGATTTTTTAAGGTATACAGTTAAGTTAAGCGAATCGGTTATTACGACAGCTTCTAAAAATTTTATTGTTTATAATGGCAAATGGTATTATTTAAACGATTTAGAAACAAGGAATAAAAGGAATAACGCTATCAATGAAATACTTGAGCTGAATTTCCAAAATTATTTTTCGAAATTTTTCAATCACTTGATCGAATTAAACGAAATTTCTTTAATGTTAATGGGAGGTGTTTGCTTTTTCGACAACTTAATAGAAGATTTTGAGCTTATGAGAAAAAAATCTAAACCTTTGAGAGAAAAAGTCAAGGTGATTGATTGTTACATTTTAAATTAGGAGGGAATTTGAAATGAAAGTCAAATTAAACTATAAAGGAAAAGAAATCGTGGCTGAAATTGCCGACGAAGAACTTGAGAAACTGGTTGCAGAGCCTAAAAAGAAAACTGGGTGGGAAAAAGTAAGCATTGGAGAAATCCAGTATCGTATCAACAGCTATGGCGGTGTGGATGCAGAGACTCGAAAAGATAGTTTTAATGTTTATTCTTATTGCATGGATGAAATTGGAAACAGCTTTTCAATCGAAGAACTTGCAGAAAACATTTTGCGAGCAAGAACTCTACACGAAAATATGCTTAGGCGTTCCGTTGAACTTTGTGGCAAATTTGATTACTGTAGCGATAAGGGGTATAGATATTTTATTGAATACAGCTATTACAATAATCAACTTTTAATTAATTCCTGTGCTTCAACATACCGGCACTTCTATGAAATCTATTTTGACTCTCTGCAACACGCACAGCAAGTTATGGAAGAGTTCAGAGACGAACTGATTTGGTACTTCACTGAGTTTAAGGAAAGGATGGATTAAATGCGTAAATGGTCTTACCCAGAACCTCAAAAAGAAATTGTAAAAGAAGCTGCGTATCTTCCAGGAGTTTCGTTTTATGATAAGGACGGAAATCGCTTGAACGAATTATCTGATAGCGTATATGTGTTAAGTATTACAAAACGAGAAAGCTTCCACAGACTATTAAAAACAACTTATATTGCCACAAAAGAACCGGATGGAAGTATAGAAACCAGATCTTTTTATAGGGAGGTAGAAATTTAATGAAAGGCAATAAAAAACCAACCAACGGTGATAAAATCCGCAGCATGACGGATGAGGAGTTGGCGGAACTTTTGGAAAGATGTGAGGGAGAAGGATATCAAGATAGCTCTATAACCCCAGTCAACGAATACGGGTATCACATGGATATGTTGGACTGGCTCAAACAGCCAGCAAAGGAGGACTAACATGGACTATAAGGAACTTGTGGAAAATCTCAAAGAATGGCACAGAACTATTTGTAAGATGTGCGGAGATGACATATTAACGTGTGATGATCTGTGCGGATGCACAGGAGACTGCATAGTTGTACAGGCTATAACCGCAATCACTGACCTTTTGATCGAAAATCAAGCATTGCGAAACGCCGCCAATGGATTTAAGAAGCAACTCGAAGCCGCCGAAGCTAGAGCAGAAAAGGCAGAGAGGGAGAGGGACACGGCAGTGTTCGACCTTCTTAGAGCAGAGGAGGCAGCAGAGGAAACGAACGCACTCCTTGACGATGAAGTGCATCCGGCCTGTGATTATTCCCTGTACTTGGCTGTTCACGATAGCGTGAGTGACATTGTAAATTGGGAACGCGACGATGTGTGGCGCGGATTAAAGGAGGAATAAGCGTGGGTAAGCACATAGATTTAAGTGGGAAAAGATTTGGAAGATTGGTTGTAACAAATGAGTTTTTAATAACCAAAGAAGGCAGAAGAAAATGGAAATGCCTTTGCGATTGCGGAAATATCGTTTATGTGGTGACTAACAATTTGACGGGAGGGCACACTAAAAGCTGTGGATGTTGGAATATGGAAGTTAAATCTGCATTACACAAAAAGCACGGAATGTGTAATAACAGAATATATCGAATATGGTGCAATATGAAATCAAGATGTGAGTGCAAGTCAAACGATGCTTATAAACTTTACGGACAAAGAGGTATATCGGTTTGTGAAGATTGGAAGACATTTGAGAACTTTGAAAAATGGGCAATGTTAAATGGATATTCTGATAATTTAACCATTGATAGGATAGACGTCAACGGAAACTATTGTCCAGAAAATTGCAGATGGGCTACTTGCAAACAACAGGGGAACAACAAAAGAACAAACAGATATATTTCCATAAATGGAGAAACCCATACAATAGCTGAGTGGTCAGAGATTACAGGAATAAAAAAGACAACATTAAGAGAAAGGTTGAATTCTGGATGGTCTGTTGAAAAATCATTAACTGCTCCAGTGAAAAAAACGCAAAGATAGATTTAGAGGAAAATCCAAATGATTAAAGGCTACCTTATAGACCCAAACACCAAGGAAGTTATCCAAGTTATTGAATTCAAAAGCATAGAATATACATTAAAGCCAGAAAGCGAGTTGAAAGAAATGCCGAATCCACTAAGAGAAGCCTTTTTAAATTCAGGAACTATAATTGAACGTGAATTCAAAAAAGCACTTCCAAAACTTCTTGAAGCAAGAAATTCAATAAGACTAGAAAGCGCACATGAAAATAACCTCTTGTATGTTTCTAGACCTTTTAAGGGGTTTATTGGAGATTGTGAATCATGCCATCACTACAAAGATACGAACTCTGGCTGTTCTACGGGAGGTTTTTGCTATTGTGATAAAGAAGGCACTCCTAACACTTGTGGATATGGATTCACCTGTCCTTATAATACAAGCAAATACAACAAAGGCTGGAAAGAATTTGAAAGAATCCAAGCTGAAACCATTGGAGCGCCTAGCAAACTGCCACAAGAATATCAAGATCAGCTTATGAGTAGATTTTGCGGAAAGGATTGATAAATAATGGTAAAAATTTACGGTCACAGTGATGATTTAGTAGAAATTGAAGGAAGCAATTATTGCGAAAATGAAATTGAATGTTATTTTCAAGACGTAATTATATCTTTTGAAGATGGAACTCAAATCAGAATAGGATATAGTAAGGAGGATTTAGCGGTTTGGTATATTGTTGTAGAAATTGAAGGAACGGCTGAACACAATCTTTATATTTGCAACGATGAATACGCAGAAGTTTACAGCGATATTTTTGAAATTGATTCAGAAATCACATCTCACAGATTGGAGGGCAAATAATGATTACAGATAAAGAACTCATTCGCCGTGCGCTGCTGGGAGATCAGGAGGCACAGAAACAATGCACAGAAAAGGGGATTGTGTTGCCGTGTTGGAGATGTGGAGGGGAATCAGAAATACAGGAACTCCATACTGGTGGCAAACTGATTTACGCTGTAAGTTGTAAAAAAACATATTGTGGGGCTTATGGATGTGCTCACAGTACACAACAAAAAACGATAGAATATTGGAACACCCGCCCAGCACCACCGGTTGGAAGGTGTTGCGATTGTAAATTCTATTCCTACTACGATGAATGTTGCAAGATAAACAACACAAAAATGTTTCTTGGAGATTTTTGCAGTTACTTTAAACCAAGGGAGGAGTAATGATTTTACATTTAATATTTTGCATTGTATTTGTCGTATTATTCTTTTTACTTGTTGCATTGTGTCTATACAGTGCAATTAGTGGAATACTTTATGGAACCAGGCGCAATGATTATAGAAGTCTTATTTTAGGAATATTAGCACTATTTATATTCTTGTTTTTTGTTTTATATCCGTTTGTGTATGGCAAAAAATTCCCTGCATGCAATGAACCATATTCAGACGAATATCAATATTGCCCGAAAGACGGCACAAAATTGGAGGAATAACTATAATGAAACCAAGTATTACAAAAGAAGCTTTTTGGAAATTGGTAGACGCTTATGAATTGGGTTACGAATATGAATGTACACACTGTAAAGCTAAAGTTGATACAACCAAAAAGGGGAAATTCTTACCCTTAAAATGTCCAAAATGTGGATATAACATGAATTTAGAAACAAAGGAGAAATAATCATGAAAGTTAAACCAATTTTGATCGTATCAGGAATCGTTATTGCCACTATCGCACTCGTGTTTAGTTTTGCGATGTCTGTTAACAATCGTGCCATTAACATGGAAGAGATGATCTATGAATCAGAAGCAGCAATTCAGGTTCAGGAAAAAAGGCGAGTAGATTTAATTTACAACCTTGTAGACACTGCCGAAGCGTATGCAGGATATGAAAACCAGACTTTAAAAGAAGTTGTTTCTGAGAGAAACCAGGGCGATTCTGCGCAGCTCACGTTTCAAGCAGTTGCGGAACAGTACCCAGAGCTGAAAGCAAATGAACAATACAAGCAGCTTATGACAGAATTATCTCTTACGGAAAACATGATTGCTGAACATCGAAACAACTATAACCAGCAAGTGAAAACATACAAGCAGTACACCAGAAAGTTTCCGAACCGTCAGATTTTAAACATGATGGGTTATGAAGTTATCGAAACAGAATATACCGATTACGATGCACCACAGGATGCACCACAAAATTTGTTTGGTGAATAATATGGAAATTACAAGAAGAGAGATATTGTTTAGCATAATAATCGCTTTGGTCATGATGATATTGGGGATTTTTATTGACAGCGGATTGCAAGATTCAATTCAAGAAAACTTGTCTCAATACTATAAAGTCCTGAAAATCGAATCTCAAGAGCCATTTCAATACGCTTTAGACACTTCAATCGGAAACTCTCTCGTGTACGGTGAAATTGTAGCCGCAAATCCAGTGAGCTTTAAAGAGTACAATGGAGAATACTTTTACATAGAAAAAGTATATGAGCATTATACTCGGCATACAAGAACTGTTACTCATAGGAGCGCAAGCGGAGTGATCACAACAAAGACGGAAGTGTATTACACCTGGGATGTTGTAGATAGGGAGAAAAAGATTTCTGAATCGTTTAATCTTTATGGGAATGTGTTCTCTAACCCCTTGAACGGACTTCCTAAAGATGAAAGCGAAAATTTCAAGATAGATTCTGATGATAGATACTACTTTGTGTTTGTGCCAAAGTCTATTACTGGAACTATTGAAGCGAAAATTGGAAAAGACCAGATATTTAGCTTTAACGAAGATTCGGAAATTCAATTCTATTTTGACAAAACTCCCGAAGAAGTAATTGCAAGTCTAGAAGATTCGCAAATCCTATCTCGTTTACTATTTTGGGTTGTCTGGATTTTGCTAACATGCGGATGTATTGCTATGTTTTGTTATTTTGATAATAGATGGCTGGAGGGATAGAAGTGTCAATCAAAAATCTTCGTCGTCTGTCTGTGCTTGTAACGGCACAGACAGCGTACAACCTTATTAAGCTTGCCCAAATGGCAGGCTACAAAGAAAAAGATATTGGAAAAGTAATCGACAAGTTAGTAAGAGACAGAATGATCGAAATTAAAAGAACATCGGGAGGAATGAATCATGAAAGCAGAAACTTTTAAACTTTTAACCAAACTGGGGCTCAAGGTGTCTCTCAGGGGATTTGAAATTGTTGGAGAGTCCATTGAATTATGCCAAAGTAAAGAAAACTTTGACAAATACCGTAAAAATTTCACAAGTTTATATCGTGATCTGGGAGAAAAGTATGGAAGCAACGCAGCTCAGGTTGAAAGAAATATGCGTCATTCTATCGAAAACGCTTTCAAGGAACCATCCAATTTGATGATTGAGATTTTTGGGTCTGAAAAGAAGCGAAACAACAAAGATTTTGTGTTAACTTTGTCCAAATATGTTGAGTTATGTTTAGATAATCAGAATCCAGATTTGTATTGATTTTGTATCGTTTTTGTGTTATAATTGATTTAGAAAAGGGGGTGAATCGTTGAACTCCACAAAGGAAAATATTAAAAGGCAAGAAAAAATCAAGCGTTTTCTTATTGAAGATGGAATTGACGTAAGAAGAACAAATTTCAACTATCTTATGTATGCGATTTCAATTTACAAACCAGGAATGAAATTTGTGGATATTACTAAAGCTGCTTGTGAACATTTTGCGATTGAACCTAAATCGTTCAGAACGACAATCACAAGAGCAACGAAACAATCCAAAACTTTAAAAGACGCTTCCGCAAAGCAATACATTGCTTTTGTCTATACAAAAATCATTTAACAGGAGTGAGATTATGGATTTGGTATTAAAGTCTTTAAAGGCTACCAATTTCAAGGGTTTCAGAAACTTTGAACTGGAGTTTTCCCCAAAAACAACAATCATTTCAGGAGATAACGAAACTGGTAAAACAACCTTATACGATGCGTTTTGTTATTGCTTGACAAAAAAGAACAGCTCAGGAGATACTGATTTTGGAATTAAGCCAAACTTTTCTTCTGATATTGTTTCTCCTTCGGTCGAAATTGAATGTCTGATCGATAGCAAGCCAGTAAACCTCAAGAGAACATATCAGGCAAAGTTTACCAGAGATAAGAAATTTTCTGGGTATACAACAGAGTGTTTTATCAACGGTATTCCTGTTGGAATTAAAGACTTTGAAGCGTATGTTTCCAAAGTGGCAAACGAAGAAGTTTTCAAACTGCTTACATTCCCAAACTACTTTACTGAGCTGATTACTCCATCAAAAGGAGAAACAGCAGCACAGCGCCAGTGTAAGCTTCTCAAGAGCATGGCAAACGTTGAAGATGATAAAAGCATTGCGTTGAAGAAAGAGTGCTATGCGCCGCTCGTAGCGCTTCTGGAGCGATACAGTAGTGTAGATGATATTCAGAGATTTTACAAATCAGAATCTAAAAGAATTCATGGTGAAATTGACGACATTCCTGTAAAGATTGAGCAGCAAGTAAAGAATCTTTACACTATCAATCAGCCAGAATCGGTTGTAAAGCAAGACATTCAAACAATTGGAGCTAGAATTCTGGAACTCCAGAAAGCAAAAACTGATTTCTCTCAGAAGCGATTGGATGAAATCAAAGTTTGTCAAGATGCAATTACAGGTATTCAAACTAGTATTTCTGGTATTGTTACTGAATACCACATCAAGGCAGATGAAGTTACCCAAGCAAATAGAGCGGAAGCTTTAAAAGTCGAAAAAGAGTGCGAAGAACTCGATAAGGTTTGGAAAAAAGATTTGCTTGATTTTAATGCATTTACTAGTGACATTTCTACACTTACAAGCCAAAAAAAATATATCGAAAATGAATTACAAGCTCTCTCAGAAGAATACTCTACAATAACAGAATCAATTGCAAATCCGAAAAGTATAACTTGTCCGTTGTGTGGTCAAGAAATTTCTTCGGAAAAAGTCTTGATTGAATTAAAATCAAAGCTCGAAAAGACAGAGTCTTTGATGAAAGAGCAAGAGGTAAGAATTCAAGAAATTACAGGTTATATTGACACGGCTAGTGGGAAAAAATCTGAATTGAATTTAGTGCTGAAAAAATATTCAGATCAATATGAATCCAAGAAAGAAGCCGTTGAATCCTTGCGGAAAGAGATTGACGAGTCCAATTCTAAAATCATGGACGAAATGAATCAAAAGGTAGAGTCTCTTAATTGTGAAGTGATGTACAAAAAGGCTGCACTTTCTGACCTTAAAAATGCTTACCGAGAAGAAGTCAAAGCAAACGATGCAAAGCTTGACGCTGAAATTGTGCTGCTTAAAGCAGACTTAAAGTCCAGAGAGCAGATGCTTTTCCATTATGAGCAGAATCGTAAGTGCAGAAAAATGATCGAAGAACTGGAAGCATACAGAGATGAATGTAACGAGCAGCTTGACAAAGCCCAGATGTATCTTGACTTGTCTGAACAGTTCATCAAGGAAAGAAGTTCTATGCTGGAAGAAGCAGTAAACAAAATGTTTTCTCACACAAAATTCAAGTTCTCAAGAGAAAACAAGAGTGGAAAGGTTCTGGAAACCTGTATTCCAACGTTCAACGGTCAGGACTACAAGGATTTGTCTGCTTCCACCAAAGCTATTTGCAACATTGACATCGTAAATGGCTTCCAGTGCTTCTACAACTGCCATCTGCCCGTTTTTATTGACAACGCCGAAGGAATTACTGAAACACTCGAATGTGGCTCACAGACCATCCTGCTTCGCGTAGAGAAGGAATGTTGTCCTAATTGCGGTGGAGAAACAGGAAGAAAGCAGGAAAACGAGTTCTGGAAATGTAAGAATTGCGGACACGAATTTAAGAAACAGCTTAAAGTAAGCTATGACAACTAATCAAAACTGAAAGGAAGAAAAATAATGGAAGAAACAAGCAACAAAATCGTAAGCAAAAAGAAAGAAGCTCCTACCTTAAAGAGCATCACCGACAGCACAATCACTCAGATTATGAAATACACTGAGGAAAAGCGTTTGAACCTTCCTGCTGACTATTCAGCTCCTAACGCAATCAACGCTCTGAAACTTATGATTGTTGATGATGATAAGCTCAAAGGCTGTACATTGCCTTCCATCGCAAATGCAATGTTAAATATGTGCATCCTGGGTCTTAACCCCGCAAAGAAGCAGTGCTATCCAATTGCTTACGGAAACAAGATGGGACTTATGGTAAGCTACTTTGGAAACAAATTGCTTGCTATGAGAGCTGACCCAAATATCAAAGATATCATTGCAGAAGTTGTAAAAGAGGGAGAAATTTTTGAATTTGACCATGATGTTGATGGAAACTATAAGATTTTAAATCACAAGAAAACCCTTGAATCCATTGATAGTGATAAGTATGTTGCAGGATATGCAACAATCTTTTACAAGGACGGTCGTGAACCAAAGTCCATCATTATGACATGGAAACAGATTTTACAGGCTTGGAAGAAGTCTCCAGCTAAACCATTCCTTGAAGATGGTTCATTGAAACCTTCGTCTGTTCATGCACAGTATACAGACGACATGATTAAACGTACTCTTACCAACGCAATCACAAAGGGAATCCGTAATTCTTCCGATGACGCGTCTTTGTTTAATGAAGCTCTTGACGCTGTTGAGCTTGACGAAAAACAGGCTGAATCTCAGGAAATCGTTGAAAGTAAAACTTCTTCGGAAGAAATCGTTGATATCGATTACTCTGTTATCGACGAAGAAACAGGAGAGGTTGAAGAACCAAAGTATGTCGTTCCAGAGGAATAAAGCAATGCCAATCGAAACATTGTACAGTAAAACAGGCTCAAGCGGAAACTGCACTGTGTTTGATGATGGCAACATGATGTTTGGGTTCGACTGCGGAATACTTTTGAAAGAAGTAAATTCTGGGATTTCTTACAAGATTTCAAAGTTAAAGCATATCTTTGTTACTCATGCCCATGCTGATCATAGCAAGTATTGTGGTGAGTTCCTAAAGAAGGGGACTCACCTATACATAGGCAAAGAAACCAAAGAAACTTTGAATCTTCCCGACAACTACTATATTCATGTCGTAGAACCCAAAAAGCAATTCCAAATCAGCAACAATCTGATCATTGTTCCATTTGAAGTTCCGCACTGCAACTCAGATTTAACACCTTGTGAAAACTTTGGATATTTGGTATATTCAAAGAACGCAAACGAAAAGCTGCTTTATGTTACCGATTGCCAGTACATTCCTCAAAAGTTTTCTGGTCTAAATAGAATCTTCATTGAGTGCAACTACAAGCCGCTTGAGAGCTATTTTGGAGAAGTGGGGTATCTTAACTCAACCATTGTAGAAAAACGCCGCTTTGAAAGCCACATGAGCGTTAAAGCGTGTATTGAGTTTCTTTCCAAGCAAGACCTGTCAAATATTAAAGAAATACGGCTGCTTCATTTGTCAAACAGTCAGTATTATCTTAAAGATCAAATCAAAAAAGAAATTGAAGAATCAATAAGCATGGAGGTTATTCTATGATTTTTATTTTCCCTTACCATGACGAAACCTGTAATGCATTTTGCAATTACGAAAAGCTGATTGATGAAGCGAGGCAGAAAGCTATTCAGCAGCGAATGAAAGATGTGAGCAAACTTAAAGAAGCAGAAGCGGCTTTTGCTCCTATCAGAGACTCAATTTTGAAAGATATCAGTTTGAAAGTTGAGGAAAAAAGGAAAAAGGAAAGAGAAACTGCAAAAGCTTGTCACATCGAAATTCACAATGACGGAGAAACAGTAGAGTGCAGCTTGTACTATAACGATAATCTGGTTATGCAATCCAGAATGGCAAGCATCAATCCAGAAACGTTTAATTTCCCAGTGCTTGCAAAGAAAGCTCTGGAAGATATGTTTCCGCAGTTAAAGGAGGAAAAATGATTTGAAAGCAAGACAAAGCGAATCTACTAAAGTCAAAAACGAAAAGGTTCAAAAAGCAACAATCCAAATTCAAAACATTTACAAGGAAAAGTTCAAAGAAAATGCAATCAATTCTTTTATGCTTGGATTTCATTCAGCGTTTAACCTGATCGGTGAGCTTTATCTTGACAAGCTAAATAAAGCTGAAACCAAAGAAGAAAGAGAATCAATCATGGCTGAAATGCTTGAACGGCTGGAATTTGAATACCGTAGTGCAAAATCAAATATCCAGAAAGGCAAAGAGGATTTAGAGCGTCAGCAGAAAAGAAAAGCTGAAAAAGAGAAAAGGCAAAAGGCTAAAAAGTCTAGCAAAAAATAAAAAGGTGGTATAACAATGCAAGTAAAACTCGGAAAAGACCATTTTATAGTAATCGGTGGAGCTACAAGAAACGCAGAAATCAAAGAGATGGGTAACAGCGGAAAGGAAAAAGTATCTTTCTCTCTTGGGCTTGGGGAAAATGAAAAAGGCGAAAAGATTTACGCCAACTGCGATGCTTTCGGAAAGCTGACTGGTTATGCTTCCACAATCGAAAAAGGCAACATTGTAGCAGCGATTGGAACAATCAGCCAGTATACATCTCAAAATACTGGAAAAACATACAACACCCTGAACGTTGAGTGGATGAACATTTGTAGAGATTTCAACTTCAATCAGCCTATGCAGGAAATCTCAAGTTACGAAGCCAAAGAATCTATCGAAGAAGCCTTCGGAGAAGTTTCTGAGGACGAAACTGACCTCCCTTTCTAGAGTTGTAGAATAATCAATCCCAGGTGTAATACCCTTGCACCTGGGAATCTCAAAGGAGTGATTTTATGAAAAGTATGGCGGGTATATATCATAGGCAAGCAGCTTATAGGAAAACCCCAGCAGGAAAAAGAATGGCAGAAAAAGAAACCGCTAACATCGTAAGAAGACAGTATGCGATTATGCTTAAAACGTTGCATGATGATTTTGGATTCGGAGCCGAAAGACTCAAAAAGTTCATACACTGTTGCAATAAATTTGCAAATGAAGCATCAAAAGACGAACTTTGGTTCGATGTTGTTTCGGATTGGTTTGAGAAATATACTGGAATAAATATGTTTCAAGACGATTGGATGGAGAAAAAATGAGAGAGATTTTATTTAAAGCGAAAAGAACTGACAACGGAGATTGGGTGGAAGGGTACTATCTAAGAGCGGGCACTCATTGGCATAAAAAAGGTATTCATAACGATTGGATTGTTGTAGATGCAATTCAAAACGGAGGATTCTTGAATCTTCTTAAAAGATATGCAGTTGACCCCAAAACAGTATGCCAATGCACTGGTCTGACCGACAAGAATGGAAAAAAGGTTTTCGAAGGAGATAAACTTCATTTCGAATATCTTTGGTTTGGAGAATTGTACAAAGATGACTATGTGGTTTCTTGGAAGGACGGGAATTTTTTTTTGAATCCGATCGGCACTGGTCTTTCAGACGAGTTTAGTGTTGATACACTTCTCAGTTGTGAGGTAATCGGCAACATTCACGACGATAAAGAAAATGAGGTAGCTAAAAATGATTAAAGTAACAGACAAATACGGAATCGAAGTAGACGAAAGAAACTATATTGTCGGAAAAATTTGTACAAACAAAGAAGGCGAAGTGTATCTGACTGATAAAACGTACCACGATAAAATCACGTCTGCTATTTCTAAAATCGCCAAAAGAACTGCCAAAGAGGAGCTTTCCTGTGGGGATTATTCGCTTGACGAGGCTGTTATGAAAATTGCCAGGGTTTACGATAGATTTTCAGACATGGTAGAAGAACTGGAAAATATGCTGGTGATTCGTGATCTGATTCCTGAACCAGCAAAGGAGGAAAACTATGAGCGAGTGGATTAGTGTTTATGACAGATTTCCAGAATCAAGAAAGACAGAAGTATTAACCTATAATTCTAAATATAAAATTATCAGTGTTGGTAGTTTTGGGATGTTAGGTGAAGAAATTGGATGGTGGGACTCTTGCGGTTGCAAAGAAAAACTTATTACCCACTAGATGCCATTACCAGAGCCACCGAAAGAAAATTAAAGGAGTGAATTTTTATGCGTATCAATGTAAGCGTTTGGAGTGTAGCTTTAGCAGAGGTGTTTATGTGCTTCTCTGGAGTTTTATGCGCATACGGTGAGCCTGTAAAAAGTGTTTTATGTGGAATATTTTCTGGATTGGTTATAGGAATCGACTATACCTGGCACAATTTCAACAAAGGAGAAGATGATCATTGATTGGATTTGTTAGCAAAAAGAAATACAATAAGCTCCAGGAAGATTACCTTTTTGCTCTCCAAAAGTATGCAGAGATGAAGCAGCAGCTCGACGGAAACAAACCCAGCCGAAATTGTTCTAGGTTTTGTGAGTTTTGTGAGCATAGAATTAAAGTAAATCCGTTTTATGGGACTTTTTATTACCTTTGCGAGCTTAAAGTTAACTGTGATGATTACAAGAGAAAGTAGGATATAACACCATGAACATCGATTTAAGACAAGGTGATTGCCTTGAACTTATGAAAGATATTCCAGATAATAGTGTGGATATGATTTTGTGCGATCTTCCTTTTGGAACAACTAAAAATTCATGGGATAGCGTAGTACCGTTGGATGATTTATGGAATGAATATCGCAGAATAGCAAAACATAACGCAGCAATTTGTTTGTTTGCTCAAACTCCATTTGATAAAATTCTTGGTGCAAACAATTTAAAAATGTTGAAATATGAGTGGATATGGCAGAAAGATAATGGAACAGGATTTTTAAATGCAAAGAAAATGCCTTTAAAAATACATGAAAATATTCTGGTGTTTTATTCACAATTACCTACATATCACCCTCAAATGAGAACTGGGTTTAAACCATACTCTCAAAAAAGTGGAAGAGGTAGTTCAAATTATGGAAAGCAAGTTTCAGTAGTTACAGATAATAACGGCGAAAGATATCCAATCGATGTGTTGATATTTAAGCGTGATAAAGGGAAATATCACCCCACTCAAAAACCTGTTGCACTACTTGAATATCTTATCAAAACGTATACAAACGAGGGCGAAGTAGTTCTTGATAATTGTATGGGGTCTGGTAGTACAGGCGTTGCTTGCGTGAATACTAATCGCAACTTCATTGGAATGGAACTTGACGAAAAGTATTTTCAGATTGCAAAAGAAAGGATTGAGAAAGCAAATGAATAATCGCAAGAAAATAAAGGTTAGCGTAAAGAAAAAGCCAATTCCAGATTATTTTCTCCAAGATTATACTAAATGCCTTAAAGGACATACGCCTGAAATCTACGATTACCTGAAAGATTTTAAGTACAATGGAGAGAAATACAACAGAACAGTGAATGTTGATTGTAACGGTAAGCCTTTGGAAACAAAGTGATTGAAAGATAAAAGAAGGGTTAACAGCCCTTCTTTATTTTAAAAAACATCCTTGACAAATTGTGGTATAATGGTATATAATGGATATTAAAGGAGTGTATATTATGGAATTTTTGACAATAAAAGAACTTATGGGAATTCTCAAGGTTTCCAGACAGACCATTGAAAGAAAAATCAAAAATGGAACAATCAAGACTGTAAAAGTCGGAGGACAACACAGAATCAGTAAGGAATGGCTGGAAGAATATATCAAAAACGGAGGGGATAGATAATGAAATTTAAAGAAAAGTCTGACGTGTCGTTTTCTAAAAGTGAACAAAAGAAAGATTTTATTTATTTCCTGATCAACTCAAACAATGAAGTGGTGTATATCGGGAAAACAAAAGGATTCCCAACTTGTTTAATAAACCATTCAAATAAAGATTACACTACGGTAAGGGCTATTTGTGTGGACGAAAGCGAATCTGGCGAAATGTTGGGTAATTACATTGTAAAATATAAACCTAAATACAACTCTTGCGTCACCGGATACTTTTCTCTCACAAAAACCAGAGATGCAATGAGAAATAGAACTGGGGATTTGAGTTGCAGTGTATCCACAGTTAAAAAAATGCTTGTTAAGTACAACATTCCTTGGGTTTTATCTTCTCAAGGATGCATAAGAATACCTCCAGACAGCGTAAAAATGTTGTGTGATATTTACGAAGAAAGAGATGATGACTGATGAAATATTCTATAATGGGATTTAGCCAAGAAAAAGTTATGGAACTTAATGCGAACGGATGCAACATAGATATAACTGATCTGGCTATTTTGAACTGGCTAGAAAAAATTTCCAACAGCTCAAAGGTTGTTAAAGAGGTAATAGAAGGCAAATCTTATTTTTGGGTAAACTATCAATCGTTGTTAGAAGATATGCCAATATTAGGGATAAAAAAGCGAATGCTTTATACAAGATTGCAAAAGATAGTTGATATTGGTATTTTAAGCCATTACATAAAAAAGCAAGGCAGTACGTTCTCAATGTATGCTTTTAATTTTTTGTATGATGAATTAGTGTTTAGCGAAAACGTGGCGAAAAATAATGCAGACCCACAGCAAAATAATGCAGACGGTTCAGCAAAAAAATGCAGAGAGGGTATGCAAAATAATGCAGAACAAAATAACCTTTCACTAAATAATCCTTATGAAAAAGAACCTTATAATAAAATCAATATTATATGTTCATCTTCCGATGAACCAAAGAAAATCAGGCAACCTTCACAAGACGAAATTGAGTCATTCTTTAAAAGCGTGTGGAAGCTGTATCCTAGCAAAAGAGGAATCGGGAAGATAAGCTTGTCTAAGAAAAAGAAACTTTACTCTTATGGGTATGAGCAGATTAAAAGATGTGTTGAACGATATGTCAAAGAAATCAAAGAGCAAGGAAAAGAAGACTATTACCAGAACGGAAGTACGTTCTTTAATTCCGGTTATGTGGATTTCTTAGACGAAAACTATTGCGAACGTCCAAAATCGAACGGAGGCGGTTTCAGTGCAAACAAGAACCAATCCAAACCATCAGCAGGATTTGGGTATAGAGAGCTTGACTAATTCTCTTACTGTGCAGCCAAACGTAGAAGCAGAACAGGCAGTAGCGGCTTGCATGATCGTATCTCCCGAAAAAACAATTCCAGATATTATGAGCAAGCTTACATCGGAAGACTTCACCAACGAAATTGCCAAAGCTTGCTTTAATCAGTGCGTTAGCCTTTATAAGCAAGAAAAGCCTGTTGATGCTGTGTCTGTAACTTCTGGAATGGACAAAGAACATAGGATTGCTGTTGTGCGGCTCGTAGAAGCCTTGCCAAGCGCTTTAAACTACAAATCATACGTCAACATAGTGCTAAACGTTTCAAAGCGTCGTAGAGCCTCACAGAAGCTCCTAGAGCTACAATCAAAATTGATTGATGGTTCAAGTTCCATTGAAGAGTGTCAAGAAATCGCTATCAAGGTATCAGAATCATTAAGCGCAGACAAGTCAGATGAATGTGTTTCCGCAAAAGAAGGGCTTATGAATTTCTATAAGCAGTATCAGGAAGGCAAGCGGAAAGAATACATCACAACTGGAATCTCCAAGATTGATAAATACACCTACATGAGCCGTGGTGACTTTATTGTTATTGGAGCTAGACCTTCTGCCGGAAAGACTGCATTAACCCTTCAAATGGCATTGCACATGGCTAAAAGTCATAAGGTAGCGTATTTCTCACTTGAAACTTCTGCTGAAAAATTGTATGATAGGGCAGTGTCTAATTTCACTAACGTGTCTTTTAGCAGCATTAAAAACGGATTAACAGGAGAAAGTTCTTCAAAGGACTGGGAAAAGATTGCAGCCGCTTCAAGTGCTTTCAGCAATCTTAACCTGTTTGTAGTTCCCGCATCTGGATATAATGTCGCTAAAATCGAAGCTAAAGCTATTGAGCTTGGTGCAGAAGTGATTTTCATAGATTACTTGCAACTTGTAGGGGGTAGAGGTAAAGACCGCTTTGAGCAAGTCACAAGCGTGTCTATGGGGCTTCATAACCTTGCACAGCAAAGAAAAATCATGGTGGTAGCTCTGTCGCAGCTTTCAAGAGCAGGTGCAAATGAGCCGTCAATGACAGACATAAGGGAGTCGGGAGCCATTGAACAAGATTCGGACTGTATTATGTTGCTTCACAACACAGACACAGAGGTTGAAAGCGCAGACCGAATTTTGATAATTGCAAAAAACAAAGAAGGCAGAGTAGGTAAAATGACTCTTGCTTTTGAAGGAGATGTACAAAGATTCTATGAAAGAAGCAATGAATAACCTGGGAATAACGCACAGAGCTTGTACAAAGCTCTGCAAGACGTTTAAAAGAGCTGGCAGTGTAATTTTAACCCTATCTTTAATAAACGCTCTCAGCGTCTCTGTACAGGCTTGTGAGTATGATTGCAGTTTTGATATTACACAAGTTTCTGATATTTCCACAATGGAACTGTATGAATTCGCTCCTGACTGGTGCGACATTGATACTTGCAGATTGATCGTTCAGTTGAGTAACGAATATGGAATTTCCAGTGAGTTTGCGTTGTCTGTTTTCCGCTACGAATATGTTCCAGAAAGAAATTCAGTAGGTGGAGTAAAGAAATCTGGAGAATATGCAGCGTACAATTCTCTTGAAGAAAGCATCAGAGATTGGTTTGAGTTTATGTCAGAGACTTACTGTAATGAAGATTCCTGGCATTACGGAATGACAGGTGGAACTACAATCCATGACATTGCTCCAATGTATAATCAAGGGGAAACTTCGTATAATTATTCATCCGAAAATTGGTGCAGAACAATCGAAAAAGAGGTTCAATACTTATTGCAATCTGAGAAGTAATGTGGTATACTGTTATCACGGTCAAGGATAGCTTCGGCAATTCCTTGATACATTGGGCTGTCGCCAAGCGGTAAGGCACAGGACTTTGACTCCTGCATCCCGTGGGTCCGAATCCCGCCAGCCCAGCCAATAACTAGCTAATACAGCGTCAAAACTCAAATCACCTCCGGTATGTGTGCAACATATAAACCCTAACTTCCTTTCTTTACTGACGCTGTATTAGATATGTGGATATAATTTAACAGTAGAATATCAGTCTTCCAAACTGATTGCGTGGGGGCAGCACCCATTATCCGCTCCATGTTGAAACTGTATGGATATACACTATATCTGTAAGCGTGTCAACCTACCTTAACCGTGGTAGACATAAAAACGGTAACTCTCTCTTTTGCTTAACCCGCCGAGATATACGGCGGGATACGGGCTTTTAGCTCAATCGGTTGGAGCCGTCTCCTTATAAGGGACAGGTTGTGGGTTCGAGTCCTGCAAAGCCCACCAAACTGTTTCAAAACTCTCTGATATTTCAGGGAGTTATTTTTTTGAAATTAATTAAAATATTTTTATAAAACCTATTTACAAATCAAAAACTTTATGATATTATGTAAGAGAAATAAGGCGAAAGGAGAAATGTAATGATCAAGCTGTTTATTAGTAATAACAACCGATTTATTAAAATAAACTGATGGTGTATTGAGGTGTACGATAATGTGGAAACAAATACAAGAATATAAAGGAAAATATGAAATTTCTGATGAAGGAGAAGTAAGGAGAATTTCAACAGGTAAAATATTAAAGCAAAAGGTAGAAAAGAACGGATATGTGCGTGTTCACTTGTCTGTTGATGGTGTTGCTAAGTCAGAATTGATTCATAAGCTTGTTGCAAAAACATTTATACCAAATCCGCACGAATACAAAACAGTGAATCATAAGGATGAAAACAAGAAAAACAATCGTGTATGTAATCTTGAATGGTGCGATATGTCATATCAAAATAGGTATGGGATTGGGGCTAAAAATAGAAACAAGTCAAAGGAAAGACCAGTGTTGCAATATGACAAATCTGGGAATTTTATAGCAAGATTTGATAGTATAAAGAAAGCGGCTACGGAACTTGGGCTTAATTCCACAAGTATACATTGTGTTTGTAATGGGAAGAGACGGTATAAAAGCACTGGTGGATATATTTTTAGATATGAGGGATGAGAAATAAATGGTTAAGTTACTTATCGGGGGAAGCCCTTGTACTTTTTGGTCAATATGTCAAAGCAAAAACAGAGAAACAAAGGCAGAGGGTATCGGTTGGGAATTGTTTGAGAATTACAGAATTGCAAAAGAGAAATTTAAGCCAGACTTCTTCCTATATGAAAACAACTGGTCTGCATCCAAAGAAATCAAAGATCAGATTCAGAAAGAGCTCGATTGTGAATTGATGCGGATTAACAGTAAACTAGTATCTGCTCAGAATCGAGATCGTTTCTATGTATTCAACTGGGATGTTGAGCAACCAGAAGATAGAAGGGTTCTACTTAAAGATATTTTGGAAACAGCGGATTCCGTGCCATACAATCCAACATCGGATGATAAATCCCATACGCTTACAGCAACATATTTTAAAATTGGTGAAAATTTAACGTCTTCGTATGGGTGTGAAAATGCTAAACAAAGGGTAGCTATTCCAGTTCGTGTTGGTACTTATCCAACAGAAAATGGAGAATTAAAAGGTTCTCAGGGTCAAAGAATATATTCTGTTGAGGGAAAATCTGTAACTCAATCAGCAAACGGTGGTAGACAAGGAGCAAAAACGGGGTTGTACGCTGTGCCGTGTAGTTATAATGTGCCAGATGGATGTGAAGTTATAATAACAGAAAACAGTATACGTTGCCAAAGAAACGACAAAAAACACAGCACTGTTCAGGGAACGCACGTTAATTTTTGGGATGGAAAATCGCAGACAGTTAGTGTTGCTCATGTTCCCAAAATTATCACTCCATCATACAAACCAATTTACGAAGTAAAAAACGGAATGATTACTATTAAGGATAAAACATATCCCATAAAGTTAAAGGATGGATATTATATCATCCGAAAACTTACTCCAGTAGAGTGTGAAAGATTACAGACGATGCCTTGCACGAAAACCGCATTGTTGTTTGACTTTGAAAAAATGGAGGTTTATTCTGAAAAATGGTTTATAGAGCATCAAAACAGAAATGCCCGATCTGTGGAGGGGAAATGCCTCAGGTCGCAAAGACTTGTTTCGCTTGCCGAAAGGTTAGAAGAAAGCGAATTTGCCCTGTATGTGGAAAAGAATTTGAGTTCAAACTATCGACAAACCGAAAAACCTGCTCACTTGAATGCTCGTATATCTACCGAGGAAAACAACAGTCCGACCGAATGTTCAGGGGTGACACTAAACTCTGTGAGTACTGCGGAAAAGAATTTAGAGTTCCGAAAAGTAGGGCAGAGCGAAGATTTTGCTCAACTGATTGTTGGTATGCATTCGCTATTAACGAAAACGCAACATCTTGGAAAGGTGGAATTACACCAGAACGGCAAGTTTTTTGCAATAGCAGAGAATGGAAAGATGCAGTTGCTGCTGTCTGGAGAAGAGATAATGCAACTTGCAGAAGATGTGGCAAAAAATACAAACACAAGTTTGAAACATATCATATCCACCATATCAGAAGTTGGGCAAAGCACAAAGAACTTAGAGCAGATATTGACAACCTTGTTCTTCTTTGCCCTGAATGCCACAGATATGTTCACTCAAATAAAAACACAGAAAAAAGTTTTATTGTTGACTGAAAGAGAGTACACCGCAGCAGTAAGCAACACACAGAGATACAAAGGATTAGGAAACGGATGGACGGCAGAAGTCATTATACACATCTTACAAGGTGCATTAAAAGATGTGCCGAGGGATGAAAAAATTGTAGTGCTGTCTATGTATGATGGCATTGCTACCGGCAGATATTGTCTGGATAAAATGGGATTTACTAATGTTGAATATCATGCTTATGAAATCGACAAGTACGCCATAAAAGTGGCTATGAGTAATTACCCAGACATTATTCAACATGGGGACGCATTTCAAGTCAGAAATCAATACTGGAAGATTTAGAAAGGAGATGTAAATGTGAATTACGATCTTGAAGAGTTGTTCGAGGATTACAAAAAGGCTTGCGAATTACCAACAAAGCCCTCTTCAATTAAAAGACTTCCTGCCAATCATATTGAAGACGAAAACAAGTCCGTGAAATGGAACAAGGAGTTTGTTGAAAGCAACAACAAACGTTACCTTGAAACACTTTCTGAAAAGCAGAGAAATCGTAGTTTAGCTATGAATCAGGCACAAGACCAGATTGTAAACTACATAAGAAGAGAGTTAAAAATTAGTGTTAATGCTGCCAAACGAGTTTTGGAGTATGCTATCCAAGAAGGTCACTCGTCCGGTATTCATGAGGTTTACTATATCACATCCGAATTGGTTGATATAATCAAGTTCTGCAAGGAGGACAAATAATGAAAATTGGAGAAAAGCTTAAAAAGCTTAGAACAGAAAAAGGATATTCGCTTGAGTTTGTTGCAAGAAGTATTGGAACAAGCTTTATGACTGTAAGAAATTGGGAAGTTGGAAAGTCCAACCCACGTTCAACAGCACTTAAAAAAATTGCAGATTTTTATGGAGTTACCGTAGAATATCTGCTTGAAGATTAATTTTAAGATAGCAAAGGAGAAGTTACTATGAACGAAATCAAAATTTTTGAAAATCCTGAATTTGGAAAGATCAGAACCGTAAAGGCAGACGAAGAAGTGTGGTTTGTAGCGGTTGATGTTTGCTCTGCATTGGGAATCAAAAATCCTAGCGTTGCATTATCCAGATTGGATGATGACGAAAAGAATACTCTCAGTTTAAATGAGGGTATTACCGGAAATCCTAATAAGGGTGTTGTAAACGAATACGGTCTTTATAGACTTACCATCGGAAGCAGGAAGAAAGAAGCCGAGAAATTTAAGAGATGGATTGTTCACGATGTTCTTCCGTCTATCCGTAAAAATGGCGCATACATCACTCCAACCAAGATTCAGGAGATTATTCTGAATCCAGATACAATCATTCAGCTTGCACAGGCTTTGAAGCAGGAACAGGCAAAGAGCTCTGCACTTGAAAACAAAGTAAAAGAGCTCGAATCTTCTAAACAGGTTGAAAAAAGCTTAAACGTAGGAGAATCAGCAATGCTTCTTAATTCAAAGTATGGATTAAGAACTGGAAGAGTTCGTTTGTTTAAGTTTTTGAGAGACAACAGATTTTTAGGATTTGATAACTTGCCATTTGATGAATATGTCAAAAACGGATGGTTTGAGGTAAGAAGAGTGAAGCATTATACTGCTAACGGTAATCCTATTGGTACAGGTAAAATCACAATGATTACTCCAGAAGGAATAGAACAAATTGCGAAGCTTATGAAAGAAGAACTTGACTAATCTATTTATTGGTGGTAAAATTCTTATGAAGCGTTGAGACGTTACCTTCGGGTAAGTCTCATAGGGAAGTTGGATGCGTCTAGCTTTCCTAAACATGGTAAGATTACTCGTGGTGAGTGAACGGTCTGCAAAACCGTTAGTGTGAGTTTGATTCTCACTCTTACCTCCAAATTAAAGGCTAACATTTCTTGATAACCTATTTATACGTCTGGCTATGTTGCGACAGAGCTAAGAGACCCTTAAAAGAATCGATAAAATAGGCTAGTTAGTGGGATTCATCATGCATAGTGATTTTTGATATGAAATGTTGCAGATATATCGGCAAATGTATCTGCAATATTTGGGAATGTAGCTCAACAGGTAGAGCGCCGAGCTGTTAACTCGGTCATCGAGAGTTCGAACCTCTCCGTTCCCTCCAACAGTTCATCATACTGTCACTCCTGATTTTGCAAAGAAGTCCTCCAGATTTTTGGAGGGCTTTTTTGTTGCTTAATTTTGTGTATTGAAAAAGACCTCTGGATAATTCCAAAGGTCTTTGTTTTTTACTTATCTTGCGTAGCAAGGGCAATGCTATAATCTTGAATACGGTTTAAAAAAGTTTCAATTCTATACATATCCAGTGGCGTAAGTTTTTCGCATTTGGATTCCACATCTGTTGATTCTATATATCCTGCTTTAAAAACATCATCCAAAACAAACTCAATGTCTGGAATTTCAACCTCAACTTCAAGAAGTTTTTCTACTTCTTCTTTATATTCTTTTTCGTTTTGTGGCTTTATCTTTATATATTCTCCTTCTGTAACCCCGTATTTTTTGAACAACTTAGACTTTTCTGTTAAGAAAAATTTGTTTTGCTCAAGAACGCCATTAATCACTTTAAACACATTATAACTTTTGACGGGTGTCTCCCATTCGTAAGACAAGAGTTTTCTTGCGACCGGCTCCATTAAAACAACGTCTTCAATCTTTACTCTCATATATAATCCTCCCTAATAATATCCAACGACTGTTGCCATTGTTTCATTTGTTAGCCCAACACTCGTTAAGGCACTTCCAGTGCTTTTGTTTATCCCTGTAACGACCCCGTTTTTTATAATCGGTGTTACTTTTGTTATAAATGTTCCTGTATGCGTGGTTAGATGTGTGGCTCTCAATACATTACAAGCCCTACATTGATGCCCATTTAAATATATTTTGCTTGCGCTAATAGTTAATGCGCTAATTTTATTTGCAACAAGACTGTCAACTTCCGCTTTCGTAATATATGCCTTTTCGATTGTTGCTGTTCTTGAACTTAACGAATCAATGTCCCCTTCTGCTGCGTTTAATCTACCGTTTATGTTAGTAACTTTACTGTTTATGTTTGTAATGTTTCCGTCCAAGTTGATAACGTCAGCTTCGAGGTCAATTACACTTCCCTCAACATTGTTTACTCTGACAGAAATCCGAGCAATTTCTTGCCCTTGACTGTCTACTTCGCCTGCAACAATGCTTACTTCACTTGATACAGAGTCTACATACTGTGTAATAGAAGCAAAGTGCTGAGAAGTCTGCGTCTGGAAACTGACGAAGGACTCTATCGTCGCAAAGGTATCATCAGCGTACATCTTCAAGTTCGCAATCGCAGTAGTGGTTTCGGTTTCAAATTTAACCAACGCATCAATGGTAGCAAATGTTTCATTAGCCTCTACGATAAAGTCTGCCAGAGAGCCTTCTACGTCGTCTATTTTGATTTCAAGACGATGCTCTGTCTGGGTAATATAATCGTAAACTCCATCTTTGAAATACCCGCCATATTCAGAGTCCCAAATGCAATCTATTGAAATATCTCCATTGCTGTCAATGATTTCATCAGACGCATTTCCGGCGTCATAAGCTTGTTTGAGATAGTCAACAGCGTCTTTTCTCTTGTCTCCAAGCTCAAGGGTCATTTCGTATGGAGCAAAAACATTGTAAGACCAAGAAATAATTCTGAGTTGCTCTTTTACCAGTTTCTTTTGATCGCCTTCTGTATAAACAACGGTAGCAATGTCGTTAATATCAAAGGTTTCATATTCTTTTCCAGGAACGGTGCGAACGTCAACAATGCTTGCTGTAACGTTTTTTCTTGGCTTGCATAATTTTGCAAGTTCTTTTTCTCCCCAGAATTTAAGCTGTTTCTGATCATATATGTCAGCATTGGGAAGATTACGCTCATATATAGCGTTGGTGTAAGAAAAGTTATCAACATATCGCTTTCCACCATTTACAGCAGCAATGTTAAGATTTCCTTCTCCAAGAGGATAAAGCCTTGTGATAATATCGTTGTCGTGGACAATACTTAAACTTTGAAGGTTTTTACCTTTGCGAATCTCGAACCCATAGTTGGTGTCCCACTTATCAGAATCATGCAAGCTAAGAGTCTTATTGATACTGTCCCATTCAAAGATTCCACCGTAAAGCTCTCTGACATATTCCAAGTTATAAAGCAAATCTTTCTGGTCTGTTTCAATATTGAATACGCCATAGTCTTCTGCTGGGTTAAATCCATCTACAATAACATCGCAGAATTTAAGAGACCATCCACTTCCTTGAAGTAGTGCCCAAAGATTATAGCCAGCAGAACCTCTTGGATAAGGGTTATTTGTATAAGTTACACCATTAACAACCAACGGCTCTGTTGATTTTGGCAAAAGGCATACTGTTTGATCGTCAATGAATTCTTCTTCTTTTGGAACATTGTATGCTTGAACATATTTCTTCTCAAGAAGTTTCCAAGACTCGTAAGCTGTAACAGATACAAGGTCGTCATCAATCTGGATTCCATCTTCGTTTAAGCAAATATATTCTCTTCCATCAACAATGTATTTGTTTTCAGGGTCGAAAATATCCATCCACTTTCTTGAATAAACACTTATCTGAAAAGTGAATGTGCTGGCTCCGTTAGATTCAACTGACACGTTAGGATTGATCATCATATTGATTCTGTTGTCTGGATTGCTAGGCGGTTCAGAATCAAAATAAGCAAGGTAATCTCCATGTTTGTTGTAAACCTTTATCTTTTTCGTGAGTTCACGCAAATGATATTCCTCCTTTCTGAATTAATAAAGAACTTTTTCTCTCCATTTGGTTACAATATGGCTTTCAGTTTCCTGCGATGCTTGAAGAACCATAGACCCAACCGGAATCTTTATGTATTCTCCTGTCAGATTCTTTGTAGCAAGTGTTTTGATTCCGTTTTCGTCTACTATATAGCAAGATTGATCATCCATATCAATGATAAGCTGTTTGCCTTCTGGAACTGTACCAGTCCATTTAAACGTTTCAGCTCCCATTTCAAAGGTAGGGTCTGTAATTTCTCCAGAAATTGTGATGATAGCTCCAACAGCTTCATCGCCACCATTTGTCATAAGACCGCTGCCATAAAGAGTTTGCTCAAACATCTTGCTTCCATAAGACGATTCAGATTTCAAAGGAATCTCAAACCGCATCCATCCAGGAGCATCCGTGGTAACGTCTGCAAGTCCTGAGTATTTAACATCAAAAGAAGTCTCGTTGTTAGCAAAAGTGATTTTCTTAGTTTTGTTTTTTATAGAGTGAAGAATATTTGCAATATCCCTTTTGATTTCTTCTTTCTCGTATATTTCCAGACCGTCATAGGTAACTGCAAAAATATCAAAGATTCTGCTTCCATATACGGTGTCCTGAACAATCTCTCCATCTGTACCAGCAAGACTAACCGAAGTATCAATAGCTTCCGGCATAAAAGGAATATGTGTTCTGGAGTAATCAACAATCAAATTAAACGGAAGAATAATGTCATACAGTCCATTTTCGTCTTTAGTTACATAAAAGTCCGAAACTGCGGTTTTAGGGTCTCTGTCGGTTACGTTTAGCTGTTCGTAAATAGGATATTTCGCGAAAACTGCGCCAAGTTCTTCAAATCCCATTTCATCCATTGCCTTGATCAAAGCGTCTAAATCTACAATATCTTCAACATGGATTTTATCAGACGCTAATATTTCTGCAAATTGCTTTGCATCTTCCAGAAGGTTAATTCTGTCTTTTACGAACATACCAACAAACAAATCAGCAGCAACATCTTTCATGCCGATATTGTCCAACACTTCAAAAAGAATAGCTACGGAAGTGTCAATTTCTTTGATATTAAATGACTCTCTGAAATCATAATGTGAATTACTTATTAAGTCGTCTTTTATTTTGCCGGATTCACTAAGAATCATTTGTGCAAAATATTCAAATTTGTTATCTGATACTTGAATTATATCAGATAATCTAAACAAAATAACATAAGCTATTGCATTGTATTTTGCACCGCCATAGTTTTGGCTTCTATTGTAAAACACAGAAGAATTGTATTTTGCCATTGAATCACCCTTTCTTCTTGTATATAAGAAAGAGCCTACTGAAATGTAGACTCTTGTGTGTGTAATGGTTTCTTATTATTTTTTGAAGTAGTCTTTGATTGATTCGCACACCGCCTGAGCTACGCCATCTGTTCTTGGAGCAAACAGGTGAAGCATTGGAGATTTATCCTCATAGAACCAATTAATGTCTCTGACTTCATCCAGAGGAATTTCCACTGCGCCAAGGAAAGCAGGGTCAATTCCAATCATCTTGAGATTATGCTTATAGAAGCTTTGTGCCTTGCGGCTTTCCTTGTCATCTCGGTAGATCTCTTTGCCAAGGCGCTCTCCACTCATTCCCTGAATCTTGGTAGTTTTCACTTTACACTGTGCTGCTTCCTCAACAAACAGGGTATACACAGGTTTTTCTTCTGAAATGCCGTAATATGCAGCATAAGAGTTTGGAGCGTCCAGAAGAACTACATTGTTAAAGTTTTCGGCTTTGAGCGCTGCTACAATATCCTTTGCAGTCTGGCTGTCTCCAACAATTGCAACTTTTTTGTTTCCGTAAAATGCATTTAACACTGCCATGTTATGTACCTCCAATTAATCTTGCACTGGCTGGCTGGAACTGATTTGATGTTTTTTGTCCAGACCCAGTTGCTTCCATGCGTTTTCGATAGCAATGCGTACAGTGTCCATATCAATCTTAATGCCATGTGCTTTGCACTGAGCCTCGATATATTCACTCACCCATTCAAGCTTATCTTCTCCTTTGCCTTGGGCATTAAACATAATCTCTGCCGCTTGTACGCCTGCAAGAGCGTAGTTTTTAATGGTTTCCCACTGTTCATTGGTGACTTTGCTCTTGACCCATGTTCTAAGAGCTGGAATAACAATACCTGTCATGATAAGCCCTACCAAACCAATAGCAGATACAATGATATCGGTAATGTCAATGTTCATGTTGTTTCCTCCTTATACGTTGTGAGTTCCTTCAACACCCCTGTTTTCTCTTGCAATAGTTCTTTTTCTCAACCAAAGCAGAGCTTCTTCCAGAGAG